GTCCACTCCGAGAGTAGAGAAAAAAAAAAGCTGGGCAGTCTCATAAGAGACCACCCAGCCCGGGCTAAAGTCAACCGGCAATGATGTTGACCCGGCCGAGCAGCCGGCGATTCTGGGTGTTCTTGGCCCAAGAGCCGATCGGCTTGAGCGCGTCGGCCACGTTCAACTCGGAGACCTCACCCGCCTGGGTGGGCACGTACCCGACGAAAGGTGAATCACTAAGGCTGGAATGGAACGGGGTGTACTTGTGCAGCAGCCGGAGGCCTTCCTTGTGGCTCTTGATGACGTACCAGATCTGACTGGTCTCGTCGGAGAACACTTCGATCACCGACAGGTCACGGTAGTTGGCCTTGTCGGCGAGATTGGCCAGCGCGTACTCGCGGTTGTAGCTGAGATCGACGTTGAGCTCGGTGACTGCATCCAAGAGGTTGCTGAAGCGGCGAGCGATTTTTACGGTGTTCATATTTTTGATTTTTCTGTTTGCCGCGGCGTGATTGCCGCTGACAAGGACTTATTTAACGCATCCACCGACGTGTGTCACGTAAATTATTAAAAAAAAATCCCGCCCCATTACAGGGCGGGATGATCCCGAAATTTGGTTCGGGATGATGGCTAGAGAAGGATCCGATTCAATTCCTCTGTGGAGGGCCATTCCGTGCGTTCAGCCTTGGCCCAGAAGGCTTTTGCGACCTCTTCGTTGCCTCCAGCCAGGCGAAGGTATTCCGTGCGGCATTCAAGACGGACTCCGGCGTTGTAGTGCTCCTGCCGAATGTTGCTGTACAGTTCCAGGCACAGGTCCCGGACCTTGTTGAACTCAGTGTCGTCCTGGGAGTACTCCTCGAACTTGGCGGCCTTCTGTGAGCCGGCATCGACGCCGACGTACTTTACAACAACCTCAGGGATGTCACTGGTGAGTTTAATTTTGGGGTGACTGTAGGAGCTCTCCTCAATGCAGATCATCCCTTCGAGCGCTTTCGCGGCAAGTTGCTCGTCCAGGAAGCCGAAGTTGGAGGAGTGGTATCCAACTTTGAGCGTCCAGACTTTGATGGCTTCCGCGGGTTTTTGGTACCCACGCCATTCGCTGCGGCGAAGGGCTTCGGATAGCGTGACGGGGGGCTTTACGCCCCGATCGATTGCTTCGAGCCGGATGGCGTCGTTGAGTTCGTCGTTGGTGAGGATCAGCACCTCACTGCGGTTCAGTTGCGAGAATGGTTTCATGGCGACGCAAGGTTAGAGGCCTACGCGCCAACGTCAACGAAATTCAAGCGACTAACCTTCACTAGAAATGCAAGGCGGGGCTCCGCTAGAGTCCCAGGACATGGTAACTCCGCATCTGCATTTCATCTGGGGATACAAGGCGGACGACGTGTTCGGGCTCATTGAGCGAATCGCGGTGCAGTCGGCAGCAACACACCATCCACACTGGGCGGTAACGGTGTGGTCGCCGCGCACTCCTACGGGCGCTCAGTGGGAAAAACTGCGAGCGGCAGTCCCTTGGCTGCGAGTCATGCCGGCTCCGTTCATTGAGTCATTCAATGGACGTAGGATTCCAAAGTACCAGCACAAAGCAGATGCGTTAAGGTACAGCCTATTGTACGCCCTAGGCGGGGTGTACATGGACTTGGACACGATCACGATGGCCCCGATCCCAAACCAGTGGCTCGATGAGGACTACACCATCGGGCTCGAGTATCACGCGGACGGGAGGCCCATAGGCCTGTGCAACGCCATCTACATGTGCGCCCCTTTCAGCCAGTTTGGGTGGAAAGTGTTGTCCGAGTTCCAGGCGTTTGACGCTGGTATTCACCACTACGCAGAGTTTGCAGTCTATCGACCGTTGCAGTGGGCCAACGAAATGCCGGGTGAGGTCAACATAGTAAAAGGCCCCTTGTTGGGGCCCATGCATTGGGACATTGCGGCGTATTGGCAGCGAGAAGAGCCCTTGCAGAACGTGGTGATCGCACATTTGTGGCGGACAGGCCACAGCGACCCTTTCCTTCAAAAAATGACGGAACAAGATCTTCGGCACGGGCGATTTGCCTACGCCCAGGCAGCTAAACGCTACGTCTAGTTGCAACAATCTTTGAAGCCGCCCTGAGGCACCGTTTTCGGGGCTGTGGCTTCGTTGATTTCTGTGACGCTCAAACTCTTAGGCTTTGCCTGGGACGGGGCGTCCGCCCAGGACTCGGTTGCGGCGGAGCTAGGGTTGGGGTGCATTTCCAGGAGCGGTTTTGTGTGTGCCATTGGGTCACAATGCCTTTTCAAGGGCGCTCGCACAATTCTTTTACCTGCCGTCCGCCCCCTAGTTACACCTCAGTTTTTAACGGACAAACGTGCGGTTACCTTGCGGCGCTGTAGCCGAAACTCAATTGACGTTAGGGGGTGTGTTTTGGTCAAATGGGCGCTGGCAACAATTTTGTATTTCAACGATGCACACAAATCTATGCCGTCATTGCACCCAGAATGCCGTTCCCGGCAAAGCCCGGTATTGTGGCCAGTGTCGCGAACAAAAAGTTCGGGACAGTTCCACCCGGTTCCGGGCGGGGATTACCATGGCTCCAGGTGAAGAGAGCATTGGACGCACTATGGCGAATTGTAGCCTCCGCGAAGTGGCTGAGAAATTCCAAGTCAGCGTGCAGCGCATCCAGCAGATCGAGCGCATCGCTCTACTTAAGGTACGCCGGGGCATCCTCCCGTACCTGGCCGAGCATGACCCAACCGCTTACGAGCGTTTGCGGGATCGAGAAACCCCGGCTCAGAAATGGGCGGCCCGAACTAGCGTCCGCAGGCAACTAAGCCAGAAGCAGATTCAGATCATTGCCCAGCTCAAGGTCCTGGCCAAGGAGTACGCGCAAAGCGGCCAAACAAACACGGCACATCAAATCCGGCTTGAGGTAACGGACCTCAGATTACGACTAGAACACGTGCTCGCAACCAAGGACACTTAAAGTATGGAGCTGTTTGATCGACTAGTTGCTCGGATCCAGGCCTGGAAAAACAAGGCAAGTTTAAGGGCGCTCTCACCCGTAGTGAAGGCGGGTACGTGCGTCATCTTAGTCCCGGTGGCACATCACATCGAGCCGGCCTGCGACGAGGCGCTACGTGAGCTGGAACGCCGCGGCTACACTGTGTGGCGTCGGTGGGGTTACTCAGCCATTGACCAGGGACGATGCCTCATGGCCCAACAAGCGTTGGACGCCGGTTTCCAAGAACTGTTTTGGATTGATGCCGACATTGCCTTTTGGCCCGATGACGTGGAAAAAATCCGTAGCCTTGGGAAACCAATTGTAGCCGCGGCATACCCCGTCAAAGGGTGGCCGACCATGACTTTAGAACCGTTGGACAAAAGTGTGCCTATCCGTTTTGGGCCCAACCCGAACTTAGTCGCTCTTCGGTACGCTGCGACCGGGTTTTTATATACCCAAGCTCGGGTGTACCGGAGCATCCAGAACGTGTCCGGGCTCGCTCCCGTGCTGATCTGGGGGCAACATGAAGCCTTTCCCTGGTTCTACCCAATTTTGCGACACGGGGAATATTTGGGTGAAGACTTTGCGTTTTGCCACCGTGCTCGAGAAGAGGCCGGCTTCGAGATTTTGCTAGACCCTTCCATCCGGTTGGCTCATATCGGACGATGCTCCTATTCTTGGGACTTCACCGCTCGGGGCGTCCGCACGGAACCGTCAGAATGGACCTACTACCCTCCTACTCGCACCCGTGAGACTTCCGGTAATTAACGACAAGGGCCGCATTCGCTGGGCCACGTTGCCCGACGATTGCGTCGGTGCTCTCGATTACCCACGACCTTTGCGAGAAATTATTCAACGGCGGGGCGAGGTCACTGTTGCAATTTTTTCGGCGACCCACGGGGTTCAGAAAGCTTTCACGGTCATCCGAAACAACTTCAAGATCCAGAAAAACGAGATGGTGCAGATCATGGCGACCGGCACTGGCCGGCCGGGTATTCTGGACTCTGCAGAGCTAGCTTTTGCCGCCGCTGTCAGTCGGGTTCGCTTGATTGAACAGAAACAGAATGGCGGGCGACATTTAAAGAAAACCAAAAATGAACGTATTGATGCCTGTGCCGGGGATTCCTCAACAGGAGCTGGCACAGATGACCCGGCAACAACGCTGGAAGCTGCGAAGGTACCACCAGGGGATGTGCATGAGCTGCGGCAAAACGAAGAGGTGCGAACAGAGCAGGACTCTGTGTTCGGAGTGTTTGGGGGTACAGAGGGAGAGGATGCGCCAGCGCACTGGCGCGGCCCGTCGGAATCTGAGGAGCGCCAGTTATGACGTGGAAAAAATTGTGGCTAAGTTTTCTGCTCCGCCTAAGCGCCGGGGCAAGAAAGTTAAAGGCAAGGTCACCAAAAGCACTCAGTTCCGGGCCGAGGTTAAAACCAAAGCCCGTCCGGCCCGTTAGGATGAATCCACCCCAAGACGTAGATGAACTATGAGGGGAGGCAAGCGTCCAGGAGCAGGCCGGCCGGCGGGACCACAGAAGGTCTCAGTCCGGTTGTTGCTGCTACCAGAGACATTCAGGACGATCGACCTTCTGGCGTTCGCCAAACAGCAGTCCCGCGGTGAAATTGTGGATCAGCTAGCCCGCCGCCCCGTACGGAAAAAATCGGTCAAATAATTTTCTGCGTGAAACACAGCAAATTTAAGCGACTTACTGTGTCTCCTTAAATTAAACTTGTCTTTAGGTGACGCCTCTTTCTAGAGTGTCGGCACCATGCAACGTACTTTGATAATTGTAGCTCACGTTCTTTTGGCAGCGACCGTGCAGGCAAAACTGCCCCCACGGGAAGCAGACAAGATTGTTCAAGCAATCTACAGGGTGGAAGGAGGGCCCCGAGCCAAGGTGCCTTACGGCATCTTGAGTGTCCCAGTCCGCAATCAGGCCCATGCCCGCCAAATCTGCGTCACTACCGTTCAAAACACCCACACCAGGTGGCTCCAAGCGGGTAAACCGGGAGCTTACCTTGATTTTCTAGCTAACCGCTATTGCCCTAAAAGTGCCGACCCAATTGGTAACCGTCGTTGGAAGAAAAACATAAACGCAATACTCGCCCGTTAAACATGAACATATTAGAAGAACACACAAAACCGGCCCGCCGCCAAAACAAGCCGCGTAAGCTGATTGACCGGAAGCAGTATTTTGTGGATTGGCCGAAGTACCAGGCGATCTGGCATCTTCCCGATCGATGGATCGCCGAAGGCCTGGCCTACACTCTTTCGGGGGTGGCTTCAGCGCGGAAGCGTGAGGCTCCGGAGCAGTTTCAAACTGAGCCCACAGACAGGGCTGTCTGGTTGGAATCCGCCCTACCTTATGTTGAGGGAAAACGGTACACCGCAGAAATGGTGCTTGAGCTGTTAGTCCAGATTGAAGCGCTGGAACGGAAATTGGCCGCTACCCAGGTTTCTGCCGCGTCCCCTAAAAAACCCGGGCCCAACTACGCCTTGATTGGAATATTGGTCATCGTCAGCGGAGTGGTTGCAGCGATTCTGTCGGCCAGCTTGGGCGTCTTTGGGGGCGTCAAATGAGTGGGGAAGTTGTAGCCGTAGTGGGGCCAGACCACGGGGCTCGCGCCCATCACAAATTCAGCATGAGCAAGCTGAACTACTTGGACCCAAGCGTGGGCGGATGCCGCGGCTTCAAAGGTCGCGAAGGCACCTCTCGGGCGGCGGACGACGGCACAGAACTGCATGAAGTGGCCGAGCGGGTAGTCCGAGAATATCTAAATTCTACCAGTCCGGCCAGGTTGACCGAGATCGCTGCGGGGATGCGGGATTGGGATGACGACAGCAACAACCTTTTGCACAGATGCTTTTCTTTTTTGGAGGATCATGCGCTAAGAAAAGGCTCAAAGGTTTTTATTGAGTTGAAAGCGCGGATCAAAAGGAACGACGGCACTGAGATCAATTACGGTCATCTGGACCTTTTTGTCATCCATGCGGACAAATCGGCCATGCTGATTGATTGGAAGTTCGGCTACACCCCGGTCCTCCCGGCTGACCGCAACCGACAAGGACTCGGCTACGCGGCGGCAATGTTTCAGGAGTTTCCGGCAGTAACTTCCATCGAGAGCATTTTTGTGCAACCTCGGCTGCGTTGGGTGACCCGCCACACGTATCGTAGGGAGGAAGCAGCAGAACTGGCCTACCGAGTAGATCAGATCGTCCTAGGGGCCGTTCTGACCCAGGGCGAGGACATGCAGCAACCTCTTGTCCGGGACCTGCTCAACCCGGGCAGTGCTTGTGAATACTGCTGCCGCATTGGGACCTGCCCTGGATACCTGGGGGCCTACGTGACCGCGGTGCAGCGAATGGGGGCTCTACCCTCTTTGCCGACGACATTCAACTTGGACGCGATCGACAGCCCCGAGAAAGCAGCCATTGCTCGAGCGTGGGTAGATTTTCTCGATGCGGCAGCCGGGCCGATCAAAGAACGAGCCCAGGACATTGCCCGCAACAACGGGGGCACCATCGAGGCTATTTTGCCAGACGGCCAGGTCGTCCGTTATGAGATCAAATCTCGAGGGATAAATCGCGAGCTCGGATCTGCAGCCGAAATTGCCGAGTGTCTGAAAGAAATTATTTTGCCCGCCCAATTGTTGGGAGCGGCAAAGCTGGGGCTTGAAAAGACCCTAGAAATAACCGTGCCGGCTCTGCTTGAGCTCAATCCTGAGGTAGGTACAAAGAAAGCCGCACGCGAAGCAATTCTCTCTATGCTGGAGGTTCACGGTCTTGTGACCCAAACCGACGGCAAAATAGAGTTTTTGAAGAGAACCAAAGTCCAAATTACACCTAATAAATAACTAACATGGCAGCTACACGCAGACTCCGGACGGTCAACGACGCCCCGGAAATTATCGACATCTCAGCCGAGCCTACGCCGGCCGGTACCGTCCAGCACGGGGCCCTTGTCCTCGCACCTGGTGGCACAGCATTGAGCCCCCGCGCCCACAGGGCCCTACCCGTCATGTCCTCCTCGTCTGGACTCATTGGCGAATGGGACAGCGGCGACGTAAAGTTCCCCGCCCTAAAAATTGTTCAGGGCTCAGGCCAACTCAGCCAGACATACAATTCCGGCACTCTGATCTTGGGCGACGACGAATTGCTTCCGCCGCCGGACCTCAAAAACCCCAAGCCCGAGCACACTTTTCGATTTGTGCCCGTCACCCTCGAAAAACAGTACCGTGAAAACATCAGTCAGGAGGACGCCGCGTCAGGGGCGATGCCTCGCATAGTCAGCACTCTGACCGAGGTTGAGGCCCTAGGTGGGACAACTCAATGGATCAACGACGAGAAACCTTCCTGGGGCCCGTCCGCACGCATCCTGCTCCTTGTGGAGCGTCCGGAGAACGTCCCAGGTAGTGGCTCCGATCACCCGGGTTTTGTCCTCGAACTGGCGGGAAAACTGTACGCCCCCGCGGTCTATTACGCGGCGGGTTCGTCGTGGACTAACTTTGCCAAGCCGCTCTTCAACGCGGCGCTGACTTCATTGATGGTAGCCGAACGTGACGCCGAAGGAGTGCCCCTCAAGACACCGACCGGAGTCATCCGCCGACAACCTTACCTGCCCAAGTCCTTCTGGACCTGGCGCACGATCAAGAAAACTGCGGGTGATTTCGTCATTTTTGCGCCAGAAGTGCGGCTCCATAAGGAGGAGACCGGCGAAGATATCCGGCAGTTTGTAGAGTCGCTTCGCTAAGGCTGGACAATGGGGTCAGGTGAGTTTCATCTGACCCCTCTTTTTTCATCTTATGGAGTTTTTTGGATTTCGTGATCTGCAGTCGTCAGAGGCTACGGAAGTAGCGCCGTGGGATTGGCGTCCTACGGTTAAACAAGCAGAGCACGTAGCTAGAGCTCCAAAAGCCAGCCGCAACACGATGCTCGTCAAACATGGTTGGCTGGTTTACACGCCTGTCAGAGGGACCATACCCACTGTGTACGTTGAGCAAAGTAACCCGGTAGCTGGGGTGCGTGGAATGGTGTTGGATTATGATGTCTGTCTAATTAAGAGCCATCTCGAAAAGGCTTTGTCCGCCCTTCCGGATGAGTTGGTGCCTCAGTTCGTTGAACAGACTTTGTCGGGTAATTTCCGGCTAGTGTGGCTGTTTGATCGCGACGTCCCCGTTTGCGATGTCACGCAGGTCGAGATGATCTGGAGGGCCATGGCCAGCCGCATAAACCCCTACGAGCTGCATCCAGGGCTCGACAGTGCCTCGTTCCGGCCGTACCAGCGGTGGACGTCAGGACAGGACTGGATGGCCTACAGCGAGAATCCCTGCCTACCCAAGGAGACCCTTGGAGAAATCCTTTGGGAGGTGGGCAAGAAATTTCGCAAAGACACTAAGGCCGAGTTGGACCTAAAAAAAGTGGCTGCAGAAATCGAGTCACGGTTTCCAGGAGCCTGGGAGGGGGAGTTTGCTGTGGGAGTCCGCGGAAGACGTTTTTGGGACGAGAAATCAGACAACCCGATGGGGTGCATGATTAAGCCCGACGGATTTCTGTGCTTCACTGGCCCAAAGCCCGTCGTCAAGTGGGAGGAGCTGCTGGGTGAAGAATGGGTGCGAAAAGCTCGGGAAGACCGTCTAAACGACGCCACGGCCAACATCTATTTTGACGGAAGAACCTACTGGCACATGGTAGGGGCGGGGCTGTGGAATAAACGGACCCGCGAAGACACCATGCTGGAGCTTACGGACCGCGGGTTTGACAACCGGGTTGGTAAAGGCAACTCGATTAGCGATTGCGGGCGGTTGTTGAACACGATCCAACAGGCAAATCGGGTTGATGCCGCCCTAAGCTTGGTCAACTACCCGCCGGGGCTGGTCACGATCCGTCGGCAGCGCCTCTTAAACACCACTCGAGTACAGGCACTGTCTCCGGCCGAAGGGACGTTTACGTCGGCGGATTTCCCGTGGCTTTGGGAGTTCCTGCAGGGGCATTTTGCCTGCCCAGAAAACCGTCCCTTGGAGCATTTTCTTGCGTGGTTGAAGAGGGCGTACATTGCTCTGTTGGAACGACAAAAACTCATGGGCCAGGCGTTGTTCCTTTGTGGCCCACGGCAAAACGGCAAGACCCTTTTGGCGACTAAGATCATTGCGCCCATGTTGGGCGAGGGGTACGCAGATCCGTTTGACTACCTTACGGGACGCACCTCTTTTAACTCCGAGCTGTTCGATAATTTTCTTTGGTGCCTCAACGACGCGGATAGCCCTCGGGAAGGTGAACGAGGAAGCGTCCTGTCCAAGATCAAAGACACGGTGGTAAACCCAAGCCACCAATACCATCAGAAGTTTGGCGACCGCGCCCAGGTGGATTGGCAAGGCCGGCTGTTGATCACTTTGAACGACGACCCTGGGTCCGTTGCTTTGCTACCGGAGGTGAACACCAACACGGCCGACAAACTGTGTTTCTTTGCCTCGAAGAATTACGCCAAAGCGTGGCCGTCAAACCGAGACATCGAAGAGACTCTGAAAAAGGAGCTCCCTAAATTCTGCCGTTGGTTGTTGGTCTCGGAAACTCCCGAGGATGTTCTTGAGACTAGCCGTGTTGGGGTGAAATCTTACTTTGACCCGCACGTTCTCGAGACGTCGCGCCGGCAGGGGTATGCGTACAACTTCCGTGAACTCTTGGTCAATTGGGTGCGCGTTTCCTGGCTAATGGAGGAAACCCACAAAGTGCTGACTCCTACCGAGCTCATGGCAAACTTAAACGTCTGCGATCCGATTGCAGCCCTGGCTCGAGATTGGAAAGTGCCCACCGTTGCGAGGGCCCTTACGACTCTTGCCCGCGATGTCAATTCCGGCATTACGTACAACGACGGGGCGGACCGCTCTTTCACTATTCATCGCAGCCTTCTTAACTAAACATGCAGAACATTGTTGTCGATTTTGAGTCTTACTACAGCAAGAAACAGGGTATCAGTGCGGGTACTGTTGGGGTCATAAATTACGTTCGAGATTCTTACGCTTACATGGTCTCCATTGTCGGACCAGGCCTCGAGTTTATCGGAACTATTGAAGAGGCTCAGGCCAAGTTTTCCGACAAGTTCTGGGAAGATCCTGAGACTCGATTCTGGGCGGCAAACGCGAATTTTGACCAATTGTGGGTGCAGCGGTATTGGCCCGACGCACGGGCGATGAAGCCGTGGAGCTGCATTCTGGACCGCGGAGCGACGGAGCAGCTTCCTCAGAGTCTTTCCGGCATCGTCCAGGCTCTTTGGGGCAAGAAGGTCGATAAGTCTCTCCGCGATTGGATGGACGGAAAACACTATCGGGACATCACCGCAGAGCAACAGAAGGATGTGCTCAACTATTGCCTCGAAGACTCGAAAGAGGAGCAGCGTGTATTGGCGGCGCTGCCAGACCCGAGCAGTATTGAGCAGCAGATTGCCGCCCACACGCGCATGACCAACCTACGGGGCATCCGCATCGATGCTGACCGCTTGAAGCAGGATAAGGAGGAATTGCTGCGGTTCCAGCACGATGCCTTCATGCGGATCCCTTGGCACAACGATGAAACCGCTTTGTCTCCGCTGGCTCTTGCGGCCTGGGCGACACAGAACGGGGTGCCTGTGCCGGCGTCCCTTGCCAAAGACGATGAGGAATGCGCGAGTTTGATTGGGGCTCACCCAAAGCTCGCCAAAGTTATTCAGGCGATGCGCCAGTATCGGAAATCCAACACCCTGGTGCGTAAAATCCAGTCGTTGGAAGGGCGCATCACTGACAACGGCACGATGGCCTTGGAGCTGATGTACTGTGGAGCCCGACACACTCGTCGGTGGAGCAGCCGCGGCGTCAATGTGCAAAACCTGGATCGAGAGCCGTACTACCTGACAGCCGACGGCAAACCTGCGAATGGTGCCTGGGACGTGTGGCCTCGGCGCTGGTTGATCCCTCGGGAGGGGAAGACTTTTTTGATTCTCGACTATGCCCAGATCGAACCCAGGTGCTTGAACTGGTTGGTCAAAAACGACGAATTGCTCAACCTCATCCGCTCTGGGTTCGGGATTTACGAGGCCTACGCCCGCCACAGCGGCCAGTGGAGTGATTCCGCTCCGTTAAAGAAAGCTAACCCGGGCCTGTACAAATCGGTCAAGGCACAGGTCCTAGGCCTAGGATACGGGATGGGCGCGGCGCGTTACAAAGAGACCGCGGCAAAAGACGGCATCTTACTGACCAATGATGAGGCGCGAGCCACCGTGATCAGTTGGCGAAATCTTAACCCTCAGGTTGTGGGTTTGTGGAAGGAGATGGATGAGACCATTAAGTTGGCGACCCTCGATAAGTCAAAGATCATGGAGATCACTTTGCCTACCGAGGACAAGTTGAGGCATTTTGGCGTGAGGCATTATATGAACAAATTTACGGACCCAGAGACCGGGGAAGAGGTCACAAAGCGCGGGTACGAGTCATTTTCAACCAAAGGAGACCTAAGCCCCATGTCTAAGCAGCCCAATCTGTGGGGTGGGACCATGGCGGAAAACGTCACTCAGCGGATGGCGCGAGATGTGTTGGCCGAAGCGGTCGTCCGTTTGGAGAACGCGGGCCTTCCGGTGGTTTTTCACGCGCACGACGAAGTGATTTTGGAGGTGGACATTGGCTCAAGGGAGGAGGCTAAAAGAGAGGCGGAGAAGATTCTGATGATGGCTCCTCCATGGGCCCCTGATCTGCCGCTGGGGGTTGAAGGGGACTTTGCAGACACCTACGTCAAATGATGATGAACACACGCTCAGAGTTATTGCGCGAAATTTGCGACATGGTGCGTCTCGGGGGACCGACTGTTGACGCTTACCTCAACTACGCCAAACGGTATGCCGATCTTGCGTTTCAGCACGCACAGACAACGGCTCAAGGGGCCTGGCCGACTGCCTGGCACTCAGGTACTCGTCTTCTGGCCATTTTGAAGCTTCAGGAGGAGACGCCAGAGCGCGTGGAGGCTAAAATTCAGGCCATCCAGGCAAAAGCGCACGTCACGCAGGTCATCGCTTGCCAACACACAATGTCTCTATACATTTTCGGCCCCGACAATTAATGAGACTCATCGGACTCAGCGGCCGAAAACGCTCTGGCAAAGACACGGTGTACGCACTCATCCAGGAGGAGGCAAAACATCTACGGCCGGTTAGAGTTGCTTTTGGGGATGCTTTGAAAGAGGAGGTGTCAAACCTCCTCAACGTGTCCGTAGAAGAAATGGAGTCCGACAAGTCCAGGTTCCGCGGCATTCTCCAGTGGTGGGGCACTGAATGGCGACGGCACCAGAACCCGTATTATTGGATCGATAAAACCAGAGCAAAAATACTGGCCCTGGAAGGCCAGTCAGAGCTGATTGTAGTAACTGACGTTCGATTTGCTAACGAGGTTCTTTTGATAGAGGAATTAGGGGGAACTGTTGTCCGGGTCTCCAGGCCAGAAGCCGACAGTGTTTTGGACCCGCATTTATCCGAAGTGTTAATGGATAAACACCCGTTTACACAATTTTTACACAATACAGGCACTGTTGACGAGTTGCGTAGGTCAATTCAGAAGTTACTGCTTGTCGCTTAGACAAGTGCCCATACTCTCGGGGGCACCGTGCAGCTTTTCTGATGAAGCCCCCCTCTCTCGCAATCCTTGGTATCGACCCGGGATTGTCGGGCGCTGTAGTTTTGTATTCCCCAGTCGCCAACGAAATGTTGGCAAAACGGGATTTCAAAAATTTACGAGAGGTGACTTGCGCCATCCGCGAACTTGGGAGCCAGGCGACTTTTGGGGTCATGGAATTTGTCTCAGCCCGGCCCGGACAGGGGGTGACATCCACGTTCCATTTTGGCCAGGCCGATGGAGCGGCTATCGGAGCTTTGGAGTCAATTAACCTGCCGTGGATTGACGTCACGCCGTCGGGGTGGCAGCGCTGGGTGCGGGAGTTTCTTGGGATACCCGCCAACGAAGCATTTGGGGCCTGTGAGGCGGCGCTGCAGGCTTTTAGCCCTGACCATCATTACCTGTTCAAGCGGGCTAAAGACCACAACACTGCGGACGCTTGTTTTCTGGCCCTCTACGGGGCGGTGCATGCCGACCTCCGTTTAAAATCGTCGGGGGGAGACAGCCAGTATCGCCGCCTCCCCCCGCTTAAAGAATTGCTCCATCTTCAGGAGCAGCGCCGCTACGCCTAGCCCGTCAAACCGGGCGGACAACCCGATAAGAATAATCGCCGTCTCCGTAAGATTGACGCTCCGGGTTGCACAGCTTATCGACTTTTTGATCCGCGGCGGCCTGGCTCGGAAACGCAGACACAAAGGTATCGTAAGTCCCCGCAAAACCATCCGTAGATTGGCAGTAATAGGAGACTTCTCGGACTACCACAAAAAGACCCAGCGCCTTGGCGCGGTTGATTGGGGCTGAGTGCTCAGTGCGAAGCTGGAAGCATTTTTCGGCTGCTTCCGAAAAGCAGTTTTGGAACTCGCTGGCTTCGCCGGCAACGTGATCGAGATGTTCTTGAAGTTGATTGGAATAGCTCATGTCGGAGACCTGTTTAACGCAGTAATCTGACGTTGTCACCTAAATTCTGAAAAAAAAATCCCGCCCCGTAAAGGGCGGGTAGAATGACTCCCACTTTTTAGCCTGCCACCAGCTCTCCGTCGTTCAAGGCGTCCAGGTGGGAAAGTTTCTCCTCCACCATCTTCGCCACCCGCTCCTCAACGGTGCCCGAGGCGAACACGATACGTTGAAGGGACTTGGTCTTTCCGCCGGCCCGGTGGACGCGGCCCAGGGCCTGCCGGAGATCGATCGCGCTCCAGGTGGGAGAGATCAACGCCATCCGCGGGTGGTTGCCGTGGAGGTCATGCAGGCTTACGCCCACGCCGCCCGCCTTGATGTTTGCCACGATCACACGGGCGCTGTCAGCCTGGAAGGCGTCAATAGCCGCCTGGCGCTCATCTGACGTCTGCTGACCGTGGATCTGGACTACGGTGTTGTCCTTCGCCAGGTGGGCGCTGACAGTTTCCAGGGTCTCGGCGAAATTGACAAAAATCGCACAGCTCAGGCCTTGCTCGAGCGCGTCCTCGGCCATTTGAATTAGGGCGGGAACTTTGGCCAACTCCGAAGTCTGCCGAGCCCTGAGGAGCTTGGTCAGGTGATGTTGGGCATCGTGCCTCTTCTTGTCGGCAATCGCGGCTAGCGCTTCGGCGACATCCGCGTAAGCCTGGTTGATCTGCTCGGGCTTCGCTACACTGACCAGCTCCGTGGTGATCTGAGTCTCGGGAAAGGCGTCGCCCAGGTCGCTCACGCGAACCCGAACACCCTTTTTCGGGAAGATCTGAGAGTGGAGGGCCTGAAGATGGCGGGGGTTGCCGTCAAACTCGTACCCACCCCATCGATTTGCGGAGCATCCGTACTGCTCCACCCAGCCCCAGAACCCCTTGTACTGGTGAAGCCCCAGAACAAAACCAAGCGCCTTCATCTGCAGGGGGTTATTTGCGGCGGTTGCCGAGAGAACGAGGGTAGGTATGCTTTGGCGCTTTGCTCCGACAACCAAGAAGTGGTTCTGTGTTTTGTGGGACTTGGCGCGATGCACCTCGTCAAAGATCAACCCGTCAACATCTGCAGCCCAGGCAAAAGACTTCTTGGCCTCCGAGTCCCATTTACCCAACGGGGTGTTCCCGGTCCGAACTTTGTCCCAGTTGATCACCCGAATGGTCACGCCTAAATGTTTGGCGGCCCGTTCCCAGGAGGGCAACACTGTCAGGGGAGCCACGACAACGGGCGAGATCCCCAGCTCACGCATGCAGGCTAAGGACGTGTAGGTTTTGCCGGTTCCTACGTCCGACGCATCAATGCCGGCACCAAAGGACTTCAAGGAAGCCACCAGGCCCTGCACGCTGGGGCCCTGGTAAGATAGCAGACCCGTCGGGTTGGTGAGCGGCTGCAAAGAGTACGGCACTTCAGCGGCTTTTGGGCGGGCTTCCACCGCAAGCTTTTCCCAGCGGCTAACCTGCCACCCGTTAAATTGGCGGACAGCGTAACCCTTAGCCGCCAGATCAACTTTGGAAGCTCTCCAAATGGTCCAAAAAGGGTGGTTCTGAGGAATTGCCGCAGTCCAAACATTAAAGGTGCCTTTGGCCAACACGACCTGCTTGGGCCCGGTCCATTTTAAGCCCCATCCCTCCAGCGATTGAACTTGGGCTATTTTGGCCCGGTCGCGGACTTCCACCGCCTCTGCGAGGAGGGCGAGATGGGCGACATCGTAGTCGTCAAACTCGGGGATGTTTAGGTGAGCCAACTGTGACCGCCGGTAAGTCTGGAGCATGCGCCAGGCCGCTTTGACCTGGCCTAAGGACCATTGGCCTACCTGGTGGGCAAGACTGTGGCCAAAGCCCTGGTCCCGGGCGTTCCAGCCGACGCCGTTTTCTTCGGCACAGTGGTCTTGATTTGCATTGGTGAGGTGTTGGACGCCCGCTTCGAGCGTGGCGATCAGGTCAGCATTCATGTCGAGGGCTTAAATAACCGATGCTCCCGACAATGTCCAACAAAATTTAAGGGACGCGCTATCAGCGGGTCATTTTTCGGATTAGCTCCTGGATATCAGTGTCTTGAGACATCATCTGATGTTTTCGTAGCAGGTCTAGGACGACGGATTTCGCCCGGTCATCAAGGTCCAATTTATTGACGGAATCCTTGAATGCTTCGCCGCCTTTCACAACTTGCTCCAGCGCCTTGGTGACGGTGGACGATCCAACGCGGCCCGCAGCAGACAGCCCAGAAACCCCCAAGCCCACAATCGGATAGATTGCCCCGACGATTTTTAGGCCTGTCCACAGAACAAAGAAAAACAACAAGACCAACCCGATCCACATGAAATAGGGTATTTGGATCCACCCGGTACCCTCGATTTTCTTACCCACAAGTGGAGCCACTTCTTTTCGGTGCTCCGCCAGGGCCCGATCAAGTTTGGCCTCGAGGAAGCCCAACCGCAGCGCCATCTCGGCCCCGTTGTCATTCCAGGTGTTCATTGGAGCCCCTAAGGATTGACGAAGCCCGTGCGCGGCGTCTCGAGCGTCGGTAAGAGGCTCAATGACGTTGGTGGATACCTGGGTCTTCAGGGCCTCGTCACGGCCTTGATCAATCTTTTTAGCCACAAAGTCGGCGGCCTGTTTTTCGGCCTCAACCTGTTGACTGGTCTTCGTCGGAACTTCTCGGACTTTTTTCTGGCCTAACTCCACCGGCTTCGGGACGAGTTGGCAGCCGGCCACGACCAAACAGAGTGCCCCCAGCAGCCCGATAATCTTGCCAATCTGCATACGCTTTTATGATACGAAGAAATACGTGTACTACCATCAAGACAATCAGCACTAACTGAAAAGCCTTCATGGTAATGTCGTAAGCGGAGACCCCGTTCACAAACGCTAAAATGGCTCCGCCAGCACCCGTAGTGGTGACGGTGTCCTTAAGGTCAGACGCTATCTTCTGCACAAGGCCATTTTGATCAGCATCTGAGTCCATGGGCAAGACGGTTACTCAAGGTTATTTTCCGCTTCCTGAGCCTGAACCGCCTGAATCCCCATCGCCACAATGACGGCGTCCGGGCCACTCTCATCTAAGAACTGGCCCATGGACTTGATGGGGCCTTTGTTGAATTTGTTGAAGTACTCTTGGTTGCGGTAGAATGCAGCCAATTCTGCAGCGGCATTTTTCTGTTGGGGGGCGTTCATTGTTGCAGGGCCTTTTTCTCAGCTTTGGAGCGTGCCGCTTCTTGCTTTACCTGGACTCGTTCTTCCCGGGTTTTGGCCGCTTTCTGAGCTCCCTGAGCAATCTTGCGGGCCGCCAGCCGGTCGATGGTCTTTTTCAAAGTTGCACCAACTTCCTCACTGATCTGGTCTCGAAGAATAGCCACATCCACTTGAGACGCAAGGTCAACGAAATATGCCGTGGCCGCGCTCTTTCCACCAAACCGCAGGTAGACCGCTTCTCTGGTAAGGCGCTCAATGTTAGCCTTGGTGTCCCTAACAACAGGGAATTGACGCTGTTCAGGTGCCGCGGCGTCTATCCGCTTGTGGATCCGAGAAGTCAAGTCTCGGACAAAGGCATTTTGGGCGTAGTTTTTAGCCTCCGGTGTCTCCCGTTTAAAAGTGTCAACAAGCAGTCGGTCGCTAGTCATGCCTACGACCCCGTGCCTTCGCATAATTTGCCTTATTTGCGCGTGGTTCGTTTCTATGGCGGAGCTCATGTTTCCTGAGTAGAAATGATCTCCTATGGCCATGTTTTTGCCGATCTGAGTGAACCCCAGCAAAAAAGATTTTCCCTGATCATTTTTCAGCGCGTTCAACTCCTGGAAGAAAGCCCATTGCTCGTCGGCAGTAAGTTTCTCGGTTCCAAAAGTTATGACCGTGTTGAGAGTGACTTTGGGGTCATTGAGCTCAAGGATAGACGGACGCCGAAAGACGTTGCCACCGTCCTGATCCATTGAACGGCTCAACACCTCAAGCACTTGACGCACCTGAGTCGGATTGCCCCGAAGACTGAGGACCATGTTGGGGGCCTGGCTAGCACGTCCGTTTTCGCTGTACCCGCCCAGGCCTGTTCGGACGCTGTCCAAAACAATGTCCAACTCATGTTTTTCTGCCGCCGCGGTGATGTCCTCAACCATTCCAGCAGCTACGGCTTCCGTGACAACTAGCTCCGCATTTTGAACCCCGGCAGCAGTCAGGTCAGCGATCTTTGTCTGGATGCGTTGAGCGTTCGGAGACGTCCCGGAGGTCACCACTTCGATAGGAAGGTCCTGGCGGGCCATTTCTTCGTAAGCCCGCTGCATTGTCTTGAGCACCGCCTCGCCGCGGTCTCCCTTGGACATTCTCTCACCAAGTTGCCGCGCTTGAAGGGCGTTTTTGACGGCCTTAAAAGTGTCTCCAAAGAGCACCAGCTCGTTGTTGGCTTTGACCGGGTTGTCGAGACGCTCGAGAGCCCACAGGATCTCTTGAGCGTTCCGCGCAAAAAGCTTTTCTTTGCCGAACAACGGCGCAAGCCCACGACTGTTGATCTCGTCAGAGATGAGTCCGTCAATCGATTGCTGGGCGTCGTATTGAGGGCCCGCGCCGCCAGGACTTAAACCAGCCTCGGAGCCCTCGGTGAATATTGTGATCGGAGTCTGGGGCGTGAACGGTGTGCCCGAGTCCAGACGAGCTTTCCATGTTTTCTCGCTCCAGTCCTTGTTGCCTTCAATTCGGAAGGCGCGAGCTTGCTGGTACCGTAAATCCTCAGGTCCGTTGACCGTTCTTTTCTCAAACTGAGTCAGGTCCTTGCGGATCTGCGGCCACCGGGGGTCTTCCAGCGTGATTTCTTGAGCAAATTTGTCTTGGGACCACTGCCAAGGTTTTGTCGCTTCATTCCGTGTGGCTGGATCAATAAGAAACCCCGGCCAAGCAAATCCCTTTGCCGCCATGTCCCACATGTCCACCGTAGCCATGCCGTCCAGCAGCCGTTTGACTTCTGGGTACTCCGTCTTCGCCAACGTAGCGCCGGGCTGGAGCAGTCCAAGGCTGCCCGCGACCTTGTTCATCAAATGGTCGTACGAAGCTGTATCTCCGTTGACCAGGGCAAGATCGATAATTTCCGAAAGGCCGTTTAGATAGAAATTGCGGACCTTGTTGTCGATGCCCGACATGTTCAGGTCAAACGGTTCATCGTTCTTCCAGCTTTCCATCGCCGCTTTTGCGCCTAGTTGCTGCGGCCCAAAACCAATCTTCCACCCCGGCGTAAAGTTCGATGCGGCAGCCGAAATTGAATAGGCCGATTTGGTGGCGTTAGCAGCCACTCCAGTGCGGGGCGACCCGAGCGCAATGAAGCGGAGCATCAGATCCGCCATCTTGTGCTGCTCGAGGCCTTTGGACCCCGGCCGCGCCGCGTTGGCAAGGTCCAGAGCTGACAAACCCATGTCGAGGTAGAACCGAGCGCTCTCTTTTGCGAACTCCGGCATGTCTTGGATCACGCGCTCAAGACGGTCCACTTGCCGAACAATGATGTCCGACACCTCTTTTGAGGTCTTGGGCATGCCAACGATCTTCTCGTTTACCAAGCCCCATCTTGCCGGCAATGCGATGGATTTCGGGTAAGCTGGGTTCTTAGGGTATTTCAGCGTCTTGGCATTGACCTGGGAAAGGGTTTTGTCTCCGAGCTTGTCCAGGGCGTCAACTGACTGCTCGATGCGGGGGCTAAACAGCAGTTTTTCCCCAACATTACGGACAATCTGATCCTCGGCCGACGCCACCGGAGGGCTTGGGAGTAACGCGGGGGGCGGGGCCATCAGGGCGTTCCGCACCCCGCCGCTCCCAATAATGTGTGCATCTACCAAGATTCCGTCCTGCACCAGTTGCTGCATCATCGGGATGTCGGATTCTAAAGCCCCGTAGGCGACGGCCGATGTGGCTCCGCTAGCCATAGCATATTTCCGGACCTCTTGAGCAAACTTGCGAGCGTCCAGGTTCGGGGAAATCTCGCCGACCGCTTTTACGTTTCCGCGAGGATCGAGGAACATGACCAAGCTTGAAGAGGTGTTTCCGTTCGCCAGGTTGACCCCCGCCCGAGCCAAAGCGGACGGGCTATCCACAGGCGCGTCCCAAAAGGGCTTTTTTAGAATCTTGTCAGGAAGGTCTGTCACTTTGACCAGGCTAATTCGCCCTTCACTATTGATTAGGTGGTGGTCAGTGTGGTTTGTGACAATGTGCCCCAAAAATTGCAGCTTAGAAAGGGGGGACGACTGCAGCGTCGATCGCTGCCAATACATCTGAGTAGCGCGAATGTCTGGGTTGGAAGGAAGGCTGTTGCCAGAAGGGTGGTTGTGCGTCCAGAACACGCTGTCAGCACCGGACTCCGCGGCCAAGTTGACCATCTGCTGTTCATTAATGCCCTTGGTCAGTATATAGACCATGTCCGGGCGGCGCACCGTTGTGTTGGCAACAGCGACTACCTTGCCTTCTTTCAGAAACACCCACCGCATTGCCTCAAAGGCCGGGTTGCGAAATAGCGCGGCAATGGCGTGGCGGTCCTGAGCAGTCGCCGCCGACATTCCAATTGGATTTACAGGACCGCGCTTCAACAGGCGCTTGATGCGGCTAGCAGTGATCGAGAACGTGGTTGGCGCGTCCTTTGGTTGGCGAGGTGCTCGCGGAGCCGGTGAAAGCGCCTCCTCCGTCCCGAGCTGGTCCACGGCCTTGTTAAAGTCCATCTCGAGCTGCTCGGGCGAGACTTCAGGACTATTGCGAACGGGATCCCCACCCTTAGGAACCATGGCCACCATGTTTTCCGGGTCGTAGTTGTCAATGTCATCCGCAGTTCGGATGAGGTTCGGGCTGTCGTCAAACCCGTCGTTGTTTGCTCCGTAGAGCGTGTACCCCTTATCAAACAACTGCTGGGCATGATTGTAACTGTTGATCTGAAGCGCCGTCTTCTTGTTCAGCTTGACCGGCTCGGGGCTGTAGCGAAAATCTTTAGGCTCTGCGGGTATTGGATCTTTAACAAACACCGTGTTTCCTACGCTGTAAGCTTCAGATCCTCCGCTTACAGGTTGACCGGAGCGTTTATCGTAAAAGTAAGAATGCTTTTTGGGGTCCATCCCAATCGGAGTCCATTCTTCAATGTCTAAAGGAACTGAGCGGTCTTTTGATAGATTTCCTTCTACGGTTGCAATCGGGTGTTTGTTTGCTCGACCCTCTTTAATTGCCAGGGCACCAGATTTTAATTGTTCGCTTCCTTGCTTTACAAAGAATTTTACGGGGCCGGTAAGACGAACATTAGTGTCATAACCAATTCTATCACCGACATTACCAGGAGTTGCTGCTTCATGTATTGTTTGAACGTACACACCATTGTCAGTAAAAGCCGGTATGTCTATGCGAACACCGACGGCCGTTCCTTCTGGAAGGTCAGCATGACCCCGCCAAAAAGAACGCTTGTTTATGTGTAGTGCTTCTATTGCTTGTGATTCACTTGGAGGTTTGGCGAAATCCCGGTTGCGCCCTACCTCACGCTGGATTTTTTGTGGTGAGTACCGTCGGCCGTCAGTCTCATCCACTTCGTTTGGCGACACGGCTTCGGTCCAAGTCCATTCGGGCATCAATCCGGTCTTTTGCGCCGCAAACACGGTATCCTGAAGTTTAGCCGCAAAATTACGGTCGCCGTGAGGCCCGTAGTTGAGCCAACTGTTTTGTCCGCGAGTCTCGCTGGTAAGAGCCGCCCGGGCTGGTCCAGTAAACAACCGCATGTGCGCTTGCCAGGCGTTTTCCTCACCCCGTGCCCGGAAGCCGGCCCCCTCTAATCCATGTCCAAAAGCATCGTGAACGGCCCGGAACAGATCGTTTGCTACCACAGGACGCTCAACGCCTTGCTGATCAAACCAGGTGAGTCCCGTCGGTTCCAGCATCGGGTTGTCTAGAATGTCCGCGCCCGTGACGCCTTCCGTTCCGTAGCCGTCGTAGGTGCCGTAAACAGCCATGCGCTTATTCTTACGAAGATCCCGCATGGCTGCCATGGGGTTCCCAGCATACGGGTCGCTGGAGCCGTCAAAGAAACTGAACTCATACCCGGCGGCAACAAGCGCCTGATACTGAGCTTTAGTCTGACGGATTAGGTCTGCGTACGCCTCTTGGACTTTCGGGTCCCGAGGCGCGTGTTTCATTTCCTCGTACGCCTGGGCGATACGGCGGCCGCGGTCGTCGTCTACCTCAACGTAGACGGCTTGACGTCGGTGGGGGATGCCTGCGGTTGCGGCATAAGATCTTGCAACGTCCACGATGTCCGCGGCTGGCCCGGTCGCACCTGCGACAATCGGCGCACCCTCAAGCGGCGCATAGCTTCCGCGTGGTACCCGTCCTCCTCGGTCTCTTCCCTGTTGTGGTTGTTCTTGTCCATAAGTATCTCCCTTGCCCGCCGGCTTGGAATACTCCTGTTGAGCCGGTGAGTCAAGTTGCGTTTGGCCCGCTTTCGGGCTTAATCGAGTCCCCTCCGGCAGGATGCGGGCCACCCTTCCTCCGGGAGGAGCAAGCTGCGGAGCTAGTGAGCGAACGTCGCTCAAAGGGTAGCCCCATTTACCGTTGGGTCCAATGTCGTATTCGGAGCCCGGCTCAACTCGATGCTGGTCAAAGTCGGCCCGGAACTCGGCTTCAGTGCGGTAAAATTTGGGTTCACCTACAACGGCGGACCCGACAAGTTCAGAAGGACCTTTTTTACCCGTACTTACCAGCCCGACGCGCTTGCCGACAAACGGGCGCAGGCTCCGGGGGGTGTCCCGGGTCTCGATCGTTTTTTCACCGCGCAAAATCATGCCGGTGAAGTCGCTTTCTTTGTCGTTGATGTTAACGGCTCGATTGCGGACGTCCGGGCTTATCGCGTCCACTTTTGGACTAAAAGTCAGGTCCTTTTTGGACAGGTCAAAAGTGCCGCGATTACCGATGGCCGACTTTATTTGAGTCGGGGCAAAAGCCACGTAAGTAGAGTCACCAAATTTAAGGCCGTCGTACCCTGCTCGTTTGGCTTTAGCGACCAACTCTCGGTTTGCGGCGCGGTAATTTGTGGCAGCCTTCCATTTCTGAAAGTCTTCCCCAGAAACCTCCATAGGATTTTGGAGGGACAAGTACACCGGAAGCACTTGTTCAGAGGTGTTGACCGATTTGTATCCGTTCTCGTACACAATTTTCTGGCTGTCATTAGACCTAGCGTAACTGCTGGCCTGCTCAGGATCTGTAGTGAACCAGATGCCTCGAGGACTTTCGGAAAAAGCGGAGAACGGCTTGTCCTTGGACGTGCCGTGGTACATCCGAATTGGGGCCCCATTAGCATCGACGACTTTGCTGGCGGCAAACCAACGCTTGAATTGAGGCGTTTCCGTCTGAGGGTTGACCTGCGGGCTGTTACGAACGTCAGGATCAGTCGGGATTGGTTGGATGATAGTAGCCGACCCCTGTTTTGTGACGTCGTTGAACTCCGGGTTTGTAAGTTGGCTCATCAACTTTGCCTCGTCAGAGTTCTGTTGAGCCTCGGTCTTCCCCCACGTCTTAGTAAACAGCTCGTCTATCGCGGTTTGATCCACATCAGCAAAGTCGCGAACAACTTCGGCAATGTTTGCAACGTCGCGCACACCGCTGGACTGAGTGGGGAACTTACCCGGTTCATGCTGACGGCTAGACTCTACAACTGCAGCTAATTCCTTGAGAACGTCTCCTATCGGACGTTTCTGCCCGCCTGGGAAATACTTCTTCAGCACTCTAAACGGGTCGGCAATTCCCCCAGTGCTAAGGTCGTTGGCGGAATACTCGGGAAGACTTGCGGTAAGGTCCGCCAACGTACCCCAGGTGTAGCGCATGGCGCTGGACAGCGTTTGTTTGCGAGCCTGGTAGCGTTGGACAGCCGCTTGATCGCCTCGTTCTTGAGCGTTGACTGCCATTCGGTCATACGTGCGCGAATCCATCCCATCAAGGAGTCTGCGAACCAATTTGGTAAGATGGAACGATCGATCAAAAACCTGGCCGACACTTCCAGAGGTGAAGCTGTTCAGCTCTTGTTGGTCTTTTTCAAACGCATCTTTCCTAGCACGCAAATCGTCGGTGATCTGGGGGCTCAAGTTGCGGACTTGCTTGTTGTAGTCGGGCTTTACAAAGCCTCCAACATCGCTCGGCTCAACGGTTTGGAGACGATCGGCGCGGTACGAACGCACGATGCCCTGGCGATCACGTCCTTGAGCCTGGACACGCAGCGGGTTCAACGCCTCAAAGGTGCGGTTACCGCCAACCAAAAAGACGTTGATCAGGTTGCGCTTGTTCTCACCAAGGCCATCAGAGCCCGGACGGCCTTCGGCGTGATTTTTCAGGTAGGTCTGAACGTCCTGCCGAAACGTGCCAAGGTCTCCGTTCCATAGGTCCAGGCTTAAAAGGCCTTTGCGCCCTGCCCACTGATTGGCTTTGCGCTCCAACGCCGTCAGGCTGTAGTTCTGAACCAAGAGGTTGCCCTGCTTGTCAACCTTGAAGGCGAACGGAATAAAGTCTTTGTACTGAGCTTCCACAGCTCCCAAAGACTCGCGCACGCTGGCCGCCCACCCGTCACCCTGGCCAATTTGTTGATACCATCCTGCCAGAGTTTCGTTGTTGGCAATGGCTTGCTCTACCCGGCGAAGCATGTTCTTGGTGCCCTCACCAAAAGAACGAGCAGTGGCATAAAACTGGTCTCCAAGACGGGTGCCGGTCTTTTCGTTCAAGCCGGACGGACCTTCGCGAACTCCCACATTGCTTGCTAGCGGGTTGGTGTTCCCCGACGGAGGCACGTCCGGGAACAGTGCAAGCACCTCTCGGCGACGATTACGCACACGGGCTCGCACTACAGGAACAGGGGTTTCCCGCACTTGACCGTTGGCTACGTCAACAAAGTCGTTGCCCTGGGTCCCGTCAGTGCGGGTTTCCGTCGGGAGGGCTGGGTGGGTGCCGGCCTGGGCCGCTCTAAGCCTCACGCCAGGTTCTTTTTCCATGTCTACCGCGGGCCGGAACTCTGCCGCAGATTGGAACTGTTGGCGTACCAGGTCGAGAGTAGCCGGGTCTTTCAGGGCTCTGCGGACGTCGGGGTCGCGAAAGAACGATTGCGTCTGGGTTCGTCCCAATACCGCCGGGAGGCCTTCGTTGAGATTGGCCCCTCTCAAGCCGTTGGCTAAAGCTTCGGAAAACAGCTCGCCAACAATGAAAGTATCGTCCTCGGGGACAGTTCTGCCCAACGCCTGCTGATAATCTTGCCGGGCCCTGGAAAGACCGTCGGGCCCCAGAAGCTGCCGGAAATGTTGGATGATCGCTGGGTTAGACGCCGCCACCGAAGTCATTAGAGCGTGGCCGGCCTCATGCAATTGACGTCCGTCAGCATCGATGGACTCCAAGTTGACTGCAATACGCCCCGTGGTTTCGTCGTAGAATGCCGCAGCAGCCGGATCGTTAGACACCGCGGTAAATTGGGCTCCGTCCATCAGATCCACTTTCAGATCTTTTCGGCCTGGGAGCATGCCTCGAAACATTTGTTCCAGGATGACCGCCGAATGCATGGTGGCGTCAGGAGTCGCCGCAATCACCAGGGGGTCCGCACCCGCAGTAATTGACTCGGACGCTTTCCGCATCGAGTCGTAGGAAAAGGCCAGCGCCTTTCGCTCATTGGACATCGATTTAAGTGCCGGCGCGGTGCCCAAGGCTCCAAAGAGTCCTCCGGTGCCGGCCTCTCCGCCGATCTCCTCGCCCGACTTGCTGGTATCCGCGGCAGTTAGCACAGCGTCTGTGGCCGCACCCTCCACAATGCCTTTTCCAAGATCTCCACCAACCCGAAGGCTGTTTTCAACAAGTTCTCCCGCTTTTAGTTTTCCGGCAACATTAACGGTAACGCCTCGAACAAGCCATTGAGGAGCGTCTGGATCTTTGGCAATTTGCCGCCAAATTGGAATAGACGAGCCCCAATCGGTATTTGCTATTGAGCGGAGCGCCGTACCCGCCCGGGAAGCGTTCTGAGACCATTTGGCAACCTTCCGGACTGCTCCAGGTAATTGAGAGCCCGCCAATGCCCCCATAGTCCCTCCGGAAGCCCCGGCAACGGTGCTGGCCAGGCTAAGGGGTCCTTCGTATTTCTCGGCTAGTTCGTCAATCTTACCTGTGACGTTTTCAACAGCCTTCCCACCTTTTTCGGCAACTTGGCCAGCAACTCCAACGCCTTTTTGCACCAACCCAGGATTTCTCTGGCCCGCTTGGGCTGCACGCTCGGAAAAAAGCTGTTTTGCCTGTTGGACCTCAGACGGGGCAAAAAGTTGCTTGGGGGGCGTCTGGAGGGGCGGGGCAGACACGTCTGAGCGCTGAACCGCTTCTTCCCATGCTTGTTTGTTGCTTTCAACCATCTTGGCCAGACGGCCTTTAGCGTCCTCGGCGGCGGCTACCTTCGCCGCCTTGCCTCCCATCTCCAAAATGGGGGTAGACATCTGTTTGGTCAGCGTCGGCGCAACGAGGCTTCCTACGCGGGTGCCCAACTTTACCAGACGCGATTCAAGCACGCTGGGGTCAGCCAGGTTTGAGGCCAGGTCAGTGGTTTGAGCCAGGTCTTTAGGTGGGGAGACTGCTTTCCCGATCTCCTCGGCCAAGATAGGATCTTCGGTAAATTGCGAGGCAAGTGCGGTAGCGACTTCACCAAGTTGTGATCGGTCGCCCTTCTGCAAGGCTTCCCGATCTTGAGCCTGTTGAACGGTACGTTGATGCGCTTGACGTAGGATCTCTGCCGCTTGCTTCGGGAACACCTGGAGCAGCGTCGCCGTCCTGTCCATGCTGGGAGCAAGAAGCTGTGGGGCATTCGCAAGTAACTTTTTGGTCGCCGGGAGAAATCCTTCGTCCTGCACGGCTTGACGAAGTACCCGGTACGGGTCGAGAACTTGGGACTGGGTTATGTCCGAGCCGAGTTGTCCAAGATCTGACGCTCCTCGAAGAGCCGCCTCAAAAGCGACCTTGGGGAGATCTTCTCCTAGGGCCCGGCCCGCGATATTTGCCGTCAGACTACCTGGGCCCTGAAACGCCGAAAGACCGAGCGAGGTGGCATCCCCTAAAGTCTGTGGAACAGCGCCGGCCGCCCGAGCGCCGAGTTCTTTCCCGGATCCTTGGACCTGTTCGGCAAAATCTGAAACTCCCTGCACCGCGCCCCTGGCGTAAGCCATCGGATCAAGACGCGATTTCTGCGCTTCAAGGCGAGCCTTGACCGCTTCCATCGTTTGCAGCTCCTCTAAAGGGACCTCCGGGTCGTCGGTGGTGAACAGAGCGACCTCCGGGTCGTCGGTGGTAAAAGGTGTGCGCGTTTTTTGAGTCGTCGGGCGACCCTTGAAACCCATTGACTGCAGCTCTTCCGAAGTGACCTCCGGGTCGGTGGTAGTGAATGGCATAGCTTACGGTTTGCGTCTCGCTTTTCCTAACTCGTCAATGTACACAGACTTTGAAGGAAGACGTTGGTATTCTTCCATTGAAGTAATTGTGATAGGGCCTTCGGACCCAGACTTTGCTGGGTTAAAAGCTTGGGCTGCAGCCTGGGCCTGAGTCTCAGGAGTCTCTAACCCCAGATCTTGGGCTCGAATATTAACGTCGCGAATCAAGTTATCGATTGACTGGGAGCTGACTTTGGAGTCAGCCGTTAGGCCAAGAGGCACCAAATATTTTTCCGCTGCTTTAACTTCTCCTTCGCGGGCCACGCTATCGGGGTCCATAACCTTGGCTAAGGCGATTGCCAGAAGATAAGGGTTCTGGCCCAAAGTAGCCGAATCTTCAGGGTTAAAAAACCGGCTTTCATACGTGCCGACACGGCCAATGGCGTTTTTTAGTTCCGTAGCATACCTACGGGCCGCCTTGAGGTTGGTAAGCGCAATGGTCTTTGGAGAAATCTTATTTGCCGACTCCGGCTGGTTGTAGGGCGTAAGCTTCTCTTCGCTCGTCTTTGGGTCAACGGTTCGGATAAACGTGCCCGTGCCTCCGTTCGGAAGGGGCATGTCTACTAGTTCGGGTTTTGTAGTTGGGTACACCGGCTCCAGGGTGGGGCCAGAAGCACCTATGCTCGCGAGACGGAATGCTGGGGAAGCACCGCCTCCAGGGGCGCGTGCAGGGGCTCCCATAGCCGCCGAGGGGACAATGTTAGCAGGTGCTTCTACGGAAGGCTGGGGAGCGCCAATGACTGGCACGCCTGCAGGATCCGGCCCGTTGAGAGCAGCGCCGGCCGGCGGGGACTGCGGAGCAACCACGTTGGGTGCGGGTTTGCCCATGAACATTTCCAGATAATTGGGCGGTATTAGCGTGCCCGACCCGGTGTTTGGGTCGAAAAGAACTTGCCGACCACCAAGCTCAACTATCTTAAGATCTTGGGGCAGCCGCTCGTAGGAGTAATCGGTGCCGCCGTACTCATTAGGAGTCCCGCTTTTAGCCCGCATTCCTTTGGGTGGGGCGGCCTCAGGCGACGTCAGGCTTTTAGTGATGTTATCGCGCTTCAATCCAAGAAGGGCGTTGTCAAGAAGAGCTCGCTCACCCTCGCGTTTAGATCGGTCACGATCAAAGCCAACACGTTCTTTTTCGTAGCCCGTGCGCTCTTCCTCAAGCTTCTGGCGACGCTTGCGATCGTTGGCCTCGGCAAGTAAGCCCATGCCCTGCTGAAACGCTTGAAATCCGCTAGTCCAGTCGCTCATAAGTTTTTCTTGTTACAGTCCTCCTGCACCCGCCGCGCCGGCTGCTCCGAGACCCTGCAGGATGTAGTCGCCGGCACCTGGTTTGTAGTACTGGTTTCCGACCATGGCTGGGGGAGCTCCACTCGCCAAGGTTTTGACAATATTGGCCATGTCGCCATACCCCGCGTACTCCAGGCCCGGAATTGCTTGGAGCATCTCCAACGGCTTTGAGGCGGCTGCAGATACAATACCAGGGGCGGCCATCTGGTTATTGCGCTCGCGAGCATAATTTTCCGCCTGAGTTTGTGCTTCTGTTGCTCCAAGCGCTGCTTGGCGCATGGCTTCTTGCCGGCCGATCTGGGCCTCAAGAGCCGCTGAGTTGCCTTGTTGCGCTAGCTGATTTGCCGTGCCAAAAGTCTGGCCCGCACGCCCGTATTGAGCCTGGGCAGCGGTTTGAGCTGCGGCCAAATTAGTCCGAGCGTCAGCAACCCCTGACCGAGCAGCCGTATTTGACGCCGCTCGGGTTGCCTGAAGACTCCGGTTCAATAGAGGGCTCTGAAGGTAGTCTCCCCGCATCACACTTCTACCATATTGGCCGACAGGAGCCATTGCCTGAGCCCCAGATTGAGCTGCGGCAACGGCCTGCTGGGACCCCGCCCTGGCTCGTTCTTGAGCCGCCGGCAAAGCGTCAAAAATGTTTTTACGTAACGCGGCTCCTCCGCTCTGGCTGTAGAGCGGATCCATTTCTGTTGGAGCGACCTGCTTTTGTTTTCCAAAACATCCCATATAAATGCCTTTAAATTAGTATCTTCTTGGTACTGGTACTGCAACATCCCAAGGACTACGCACCCGAGGTTTTTTCTCCGGTAAATACCCAACCCAGATACCTTTTTCTGGATCCGCAAAAAGTGTGTCTTTGGCCGCACTATTGATCATAGGATTCAGGCCTTTTAAATTAGGCGACTGACCGAACCCTGGGGTGATTGTTGGCTCCGGTGCGCCCTGAGGCGGCGGCGGAGTAAACGCGGTCGGCGCTGGAGGCGCTGCCATGCCTTGATTAGCTCTGTTACGATTACTTCCAAAACACCCCATAGGTCAAAAGTTGTATATAAATTTATGCGGGGTTTTCGGGATAGGAGACAATTCCGGTATACTTGAAGCCTTGTATTTACTTGGTATAGACGGACTTTTAAACCCCTGGTTAAAGGCTTCAAGAAGGGGAGATGCCATGCCCTTCAACGTCTGTGCGGTAGCTCCTAGAATTTGGAAGGGCGCTTTAATGACGTTGCCCAAAGCATCGCGGGCCGCCATTGCAGGGCCTGAAAAAGCCGCGTCTCCTCCCAACCCAATCCTAGACAAGCGCTCGCGCTCGCGCATGCGTCGAGCTACATCAAGGTTGTTGCCAAAACTTTGAAAGCTGCTGTTCCAGTCGTCCATAAAGTGCTCCTTGGTGAGACCTTATGTCCAGAATGCCTCTATCGTCCAGACCTTAGTCCCAACAGTATTCGCGATGTTTTTCCGACATAGCCTGCATGTGCAACAACCCGCCACACAAATAAGCCACCTGAAAGAAGAACTCTTGGTAGCTGCTCTTCAGCACTTCGGCGGCCAGTTTGCACTTCAGTGCGTCGCGATGTTTCCACGACTCACTGTCAATCCATCCAACGACCCCGGTCCGGAGTGCGCCCAAAAGGACTTCTCGATTAGCCTGGAAAAAGGGGTTGGCGCTGACCGTTTCGGCAAACACCAGAAAAGTCATGCCGATCGTTCGAGCGTCTAGCACCTGGTCACGGTCTACCAAGTCGTCTACGACGTGAGCAAACTGATACACCGACCAACACACGTGAACGGCTTCTTGATTGCCACACGCCACGTCGCTGAAGATCTGGCCTATTTTTTCCCTCAACTCTACGTTCATGGTCATCATCCTACGCTTTTGCCGTCGAGTTGTGTTTGCAGGTCCCTCACGCACTCAGACAGGTTGCGTATCGTCTGCTCCACCTCGCGGGTATACGCAGCAATTGCAGTTTTCTCGTCCTCAGACAAGCGCGAGATGGCCGGCCACCTAACTGTCGGAGAAACACTGGATGTGCCGACCTTTTTGGTCAGAGCAATCATGGTTGGCATCAGTACGTCCCTCCTTTGCGGGCTGTAAGATGGTACCCGGAGATGCCCCAATTAGACCCGACGCTTTCCGAAGAAAACCTCACCCGGATGTACCTTCCACTGACTGTGGCATTAACCTTCGTCGGTCCTGAGCCTGCAGTGGCTACTGACAGGCTTTGTGGCGCTGACCATCTGATGGTGCTGTTGAGGTTGTCGCGAGCTCCTACAGTCACTTGAAGCGTAGCGCCGTTCGGCAGATTTTCCTTGCCGTTAAGAACGACATATACCGTGTCCAGGTATTTCCAAATAGTCGGGTCTCCAAAATCAAAGTCCGCGGTCTCAGCCACACTTGGAATTGCCGTGGGATTGCAATCGTCTTGAGAGGATCGAGACCAGACTCGGCCGTGAACCAAAAGTTGCGGAATGGTTTTGGTCGGATCTTCTCCTCGGACGACACTGCCCGCGTCTCCACCTATTCCGACGAGCGTGTACTCGCGCTCGGCCACGTCCACATACTCATACCAGCGTTTAGAAGATCCGTTGCATTTTTCGGCCGGGTCCAGGGATTCCCAAGTGGGGGCCAGCTCCCAATCCACGCGGCCAAGAGCCGAGATGCCGTTGACCGCGTCTGGATATCGATCGAGGACCACCGAATCCTCAACGTAATTCCAAACGTAGACTTTGGTGACCCCTGTGGGCGTTGGGTACGTGAACCAGACCTCGTTCTGCCGCCGGTTGTGGTGGGCAATAATTTCATCCGAACGCGCCCAATCCACTTCATCCCGGAATTTTTGCCAATGCTGCGAAGCTATCTGTCGGAGGTTTTGCCCCCCTCCGTAAACGTACATTCCCTTGTTGCCGATGAAGGCGATTTGCCGATCTCCCGCACGACACCAGGAATAACGGCCAATCGGGCCCTCCTCTAAGATTTCAGGTCTAAGGAAAAACGTGCCAGCAGCCTGACCGACACTCTGAATCGATTGAATGGACCTCTTTTTTAGGATGTAAGCAAATTCTGCTAGAGGTACTACCGCATAGATATCTCCGTTAATTGCCGCTCCAACATTGAGCACTTCGCCGGCTGCATTTGCGTTGAGCGTTTCAATAGTCGCCCCCGCCGGAATATTCGCTCCAACAACAGTGCCCCCTGTGTATCCAAGAGGTATCAATACCAGGGAGGAGACTACGGTTACTTCAGCTTCGGGAGGTATGCTGACGCCTGTAGTCCCAGTGTTTTTAACCTCTACCCAGTTCTGGAACGATGCATGAGACCCGCTGCTAAACGCTGTCCCTGTCGCCCGGTCTCCAATTCCTAACCGCTCCAGAGTAACGCTAAACGAAGGCGCTTGTTTAACGCGGTAAAGATCTTGCCCAGGGTTTTCGCCCGCTCCGATCGAAAGGATGTCTTTTGCCAACATCTCGGTAGGTACTGCTGCAAAACCTACGACCAACGTGCCGCCAATCTCCGGCACTGATGGACTGGTAGCAGACAGCGAGTAATCATAATTGGCGTTGCGACTGCGTGCCGTGACGTTAAGCGTGGTAGCCGTACCATCAATCTTTAACCGGGCTCCAAGAGTCCATTCCACATACTGATCGTACCGCCCAAGGTAAATTCTTGTTGTCGCTCCTGCTGCAACCGACTGCGACCGCTTGATGGTACGAGCCTTTAGCACGGATTCCAAAGCGACGTCACTTACTTGGAAATAGTCGTAGGCAATCTTGGTCAGATTGCTCTCGTAGCTGACAATTCGAGCATATTGCCCAACGACAAACTCTCCTGCGAGCCCGGTAATATACGCATGAGAAGTAGCGGACCCGGTCGGGGTCATTGTAAAATCCGACTCCAAGGAAGCGATGCCAAAAGCTGCTGTAGCCCCAACTGGCACCCAGTTAGCAAAGTCTGAACGAGCGCTCCATTTCAGCCGTGCCCCGCTCCACAACAGGACGTGTTCGTCAAATACCTCGATGCCGTCGTACCCATTCACGTCAGGCAGTCCTGGAAGAGGGCGAGCCTTTCCGGACCCTGGCCAGAACAACGGCTGCACCGACGGGGTCGCAAAAAGCACCCGGTCAATGTAGTCCGCGGCATACCAACGTGCAGTGCGGGCGGTTGAAGCGCCCGAGTAAATTGATTCAAGGATTCCAGAAAATTGCAACGCCATGTGATGCTCCTATTAGATCGACGCTACCGGGATGGTTCCTAGCCCGCAAGGACCGCACGATTGAACATGTCGGGGTCCATTTTTTGAAGTCGGCGTCGGACGCGGCCTACACACTCGTCACTTTCTTTGCATTGCATCAAGTGGCAATACCCTAAGGCTTCGGCTTCTTGGGGGTTGTGGTGGTCAAAGAGTGTGGTGACCTCCTTACCGCAGTCCCGAGCGTATCGCGCCAACCAAGCCTGCTCGTAGATGGTCATTGTCCACGGGTCAATTGAGCCGAGTTCTCGCATTGCCGCCAGGCCTTGAAGCGCGTAGTCCCGTAAAAATTCTACGTCTCGGCCTCCAAGAATACCTGCATTGTAACAAGTCCAATCTTCGTCGGGAGTAGTGAATCGCTTTCGATGTGGTTCCGGAAGTCTTAGCAAACTGGCCCCATACAAGCCTCGGGACTCATAGCTCTGGGCAAAAATAGGTGCGTCCACAATTTTTTGCGGAAGGGGTTTGAAAAGAAACACGTCTTGATCGATGTGTGCAAACGGCTCATCTTGAAGAGCATACACTTTCATTTTTCCTGCAGCCCACGCTGATGGAGACATGTCAAAGCCTTCTAAATCTGTCCGGATGGAGGTAAACGGCAACTGCAACGTCTCAAAGAGTTTGGCTCCCTGGTTGTCTGTTACCATTTCGATCTGGCTGTAGTGCTGTTGTGCGAGCAACACCGACACCGCTAATATAATGCGGTGGTCCATAGACATAAACCGAGGGGCCGACCAATGGCTGTAGACAATCTTCATTAGATCAACGCTGTGCCGACTCCAGATCCCGAAGAACAAAGACCTACGCACACCTCAGTGCGAAGTTTGACAAATGTGGGGAGCAAATTGTCCGCTCCTACCACCGAATACAGCACCGAAGGGCAATTGGGCCATGAGTAGATTATCGACCGAAGCGTGTCTGGATCAAACGGCAGTCCTTGAAAAGTGCTGGCAAGCAGGTTCTCGAGATCCAGCACAATCAAAATAACCGTTGTCCCGGCAACTTTGGCCGCCGTGAATGACGCCGTTGTCTGTGTGGCCATACAAACAAGTTTGGTGGCCCCTACAGTACACGCAGGGAAATCCTGGTACGCTAGACCGTCGGTAAACACCACCATCAGACGGGGCTTGCCCGCAATGGCCGAACTTGCCAGACTCAGTTGAGCCATGTCTACGCCCGCCGCAATGTGCGTTGCTCCATCAGGTATGAAGCTGGCCACAGCGTCTCGAGCTTTGCTTAGATCAGACGTCAGTCCATGATAGAACTCTGCTCCGTCAGCAAAAGACACCGTCAACACACGATCTTCAGGTTTGCATGTGTCCAAAAACAAATTTACCGCCTGTTTTAGCCGCGTCATTCGAGGTCCGTTAGGCGGGTTATTATACGCCATTGAACCTGAAGTATCTAAAACGAGAGCAATCTCTCGTCCTGCTTCAGAACAATCTAACGGAACGGTAACTGTCGCCGAAGCCGTCATGCCTTGATAAACGGCTTGGATGGTTGTGGTGCCCGTGTTCTGGCCTTGGGCCACTCCTTTTTGCGTAACGGTGACAACTGCCGTGTTAAGGCTTACCCACTCACTCAATTCAGTTACGTCTTGAACGGTTCCATCAAGGAAAGTTGCTATTGCCTGAAACGGAAAACTAATCTTTCTCGGCAGTGTTGCGCTAGACGGACGAATCTCTAAGTGCGTCGCCTGTCGCTGCGTAGGGACGTAACAAATAGAGAACGTCCTAGAAGTAGTTCGAGTCACGGTATCGATCTCGATAGCGGACTGCGTAAAAGCTTTCACGACCATGGTCGTAGGCGCTACATCAAATCGGACGGCTCCGTAGTCGGTATTGTACCGCGCCATGCTGCCAGTTACTGGAGTCGCGACGAAATTTCGGAGATCTTTGCCTCCCCATCCAGTGATAATGTGAAGCACTCCGTCTGATCGGTGGATGCGCTCGTACAGGTGCGAGTGTCCAGTGATCAGCACATCGGCCCCCCATGACCCAAGAGGCCAATTCATCACCGCGTAACCCGGGTAATAATCTACCCCGCTGGTTTGCGGCGGATGATGCCACACTACGACTCTCCAAGGACAATCTGAGGCACTCAGTTGCGCCTGTAACCACTGAGCTTGGGGGCCCGTAGAAGACAAATTAGAGTTGCCCGTTCCTGGGTCAGCGCCTGTCCCTCCAATTGTGGTGCCCCCGGGCCCCACGTCATTTGGGCCGTAGCCGTAAGAGTCAATGAAGAAGAACTGCACCGGGCCCTGTTTGACCGTGTAGTACCGTTCGTTGCCCGGCAGGGCTAAAAAGCTTAGGTATTCCGCCAAGGGCCCGTCGGTGTAGTCGTGGTTCCCTACCGCGGCCAGAAATTTGTTTGTGCTAGGGCCTTTGCCGTAGGGCCCGTTGTAACCTCCCAATGCCCAGAAATAGTGTTTGGCAACCTGGGTGTCGTATCTGCTGTCTAGTTCAGTGGTGCCTCCGTCGGGGTACACCAGGTCGCCGGCATGAACAACTAAGTCCGGGTCCCAGCTTCGTATGAGCTTGGCGACCCCTGCGGTATTGGCTCCTACAGTCCCACTGTCAGCCACGGCAGCAAACCGCAACGAGCAGTTTGCGGGACACACCAAAGTCCGGGCTCGTTTCTGCATGGTCCAAAGCTGACCATCCGTGCCGATGATTGGCTGAGTCTGTACCTCCGCATCCGACGAGGTGAGGTTAGGCTGGTGAATTAGGTTAGCCTCGGAATCAAGTTTGTTCTTTGGCAAATGCACCCGCTCATATCCTGGGGCTGCTCGCAACTCTCCCATCTCGGCTCGCACGTTCTCGGCCGCTGTCAAAAATTGCGACTTTTCGTCGTCCTGGAGATCTGACGGAAGTCGCGTAATCAGACCCTTACTGGGGGCGTCTACCCGTAGTTGTGTGCCGTTTGTCCTACGCATACCATTCTAAAAGTACGATGCCGGGAGTGCCCGGAGTGTTTATTGCCCCGCCAGATCCGTAAGGACGAATAGGCGACCGTTTAAAATTGTGGACATGCCGTTTGTCGAGATACCCCGCACCCGACTGGGTTGTGCTTTTAGTGTTCGTTTCTGACGTCACGTAGCGTCCGTAATCATTTGTGCAAAAAGCACTTGGGCCGTCTGATTGACCTACTATGACTCTGTACACGGCGGTGGGCTCCACTGTAAAAGAAACCCAAGAAACTTGAGCATCAGCTCCGGCTGTAGAAGCACCGCCTTTTAACCCGCCCCCAACACAAATTACCTTAATTTTCGTGACTCCTTTAGGAGCCGTGAATTGGTACTCCTTTATATCCGGTAGCACCGTGGTGCCCGCAGTACCTCGAAGCAGCTTAGTGCCCGGCCACCGGGTAATAAGTGGTGCCTCAGTTCGGTCAAAACCCGTTTCATTCTCTTGAACCGCCCCAGTGCTGGTGAAACTGGCGCTAAAAATGCGCGGAGCATTAAAACTAGTCTCTTTGTTTCCAGACGTAACAATACCTCGAACATCGACAGTGACTTCGGAATAAAATTCGTTGTTACTGCTAGGTTTTTTGGGGTGGTCCACCAAAGCCGCCTGGGGGATAATATTGTCCTGGAAATCTCCCGTCCCCAACGTCATTACCGTGCCAAAAAAACTTTTGAGCCGACTCTTAACAAACCGGATCTCGGTTGCAAGATTGGGCTTTGACGGATGCCGAACAAAATCGGCTTCCGTGGGTTTCGATGCGTTAAAGTCAGCGCCGAGTTTTGCCATATTAAAGCACCCATTCCAGAATTACTACGCCGCCTCCGCCATTACCGCTACGCCCGCCGTCTCCAGCGGCTAATGCCGAGGCTCCGGAGAGTCCCCCAACATTTAGGGCCCCGGCCGTTCCCGCAGACCTTAGCGCCAAAAGAGAATTTTCCGTGGCGTTTCCGGGGACTGGTACGCCTCCTGCAGTGGAGATGCCGCGTTTGCCAGCTCCTGCATCGGCATACTGTGAGCCCAACGAGACACGGCTTGGGCATCCATCGCCTCCACTAGCAGAAGGCGTTGATTGGGGACTGCCGTCTCCAACAATAATTGTCAGTGCCTGGTCTCCAGACCCGTCGAGAGCAAACGTAGTTATTACCATCTCTCCGCCGGCTCCTCCGTACCAATTAGAGTTCCCCGATGGGACGTACGCCCCTCCTCCGCCCCCGACAATAGTGGCTTTGACCCGCCGAACGCCCTTTGGCGGCCGAAAACTAAACTCGGCAAACACCCCCGTCACGGCGTATGCTTCAGAAGAAAAAGGAGCCCCTGACCCAGTGTAGCTGCCAGTGCTTAAATAGACGTCACCCGGGGCAGCTCCAGTCCCGGATTGGATGCCCGTTGCCGTGTCGATGGAATAGGATCCATTTACATAGAAGGCTGCCACATAGTACCGGGCGATCTGCTGGGCACTCGAGTTTGCACCCTCGGTCACCAGCCCCTTCGAGTTGACTTTGACTTGGTTCCAAGTGCCTGGAACGAGGCCAGGCATGTCCTTGAGCGACGCATGGCGAATCACGCCGTCGCGAAGGTACCCGGTCTCCAAGTTAAAAAGCGTCTGAGCAAACCGCTGGACGCGGGCTTTAAAATCGCGGATCCAACTTGCGCCAAACTTGACGCTGTCGCTGTCCTCCGGTTGATTTGGGTCAAAATCGTCGCCTAGATATCCTGCCATAAATTAGCCTCCCATGCGGAGCGCACGCCCGCGGTTTTGTCGTCGGTGATCAGTGATTACCGCCTCGGAGAGTTGCCCGGCCGCCAACGCCTCGAACGAGGATGTAAGCGGGTCGTTCAAAGCCGCAAAAGCAATCGCCTTCAGCTTACTCTCCACCAGCTCAGGGTAGTCCTTCAAAAGAAAGTTTGTGTCGGTGTTGTTGACGAGCTCATCAACAAACCGGAAATGCGACACTTTAAAATTGAGGGCCGTGTCGGTGACGAAATTGACGTTGAGAGTCCAGCCAGCCGAAGTGTTCTCAATGAAGACCGAGACTCGTCCCGGTACGCTTGGCGGAGTCATTGCCACATTTGTAGACGCCCGGTAGCTCGTCAATGCCTCGCGGCTGCTGACCTCGCACGGCACTTCCTGGCTACCTGCGGGCAGCGACGGATCTACAATTGTGACTGGAGACACCTCGGGCGTAAGTTCTTTGAACTGAGCCCCCAGCAAAACGGAGGATTGGCCTGAGGGGATCGTGTACGCCAGCCTCTGCTTCATGCCCGAAAAATTTGCGGACATCTGAATTCGTCGCAGGGCCCTGTTGATCCAGATAGGGTACCAAATGGTCTCTTTGTCGGAGCGATTCACGTCCTGCGCCAGCATCAGTTTTAGAACAGAAAAAGTCATGTCGTCTCCTCCAGGTAATCCCAAGGTACATAGGGTAGCGGCAACTCTAAAGAAAAAAGCCGCGCCAGCGTTAGCTAGCACGGCTTTGAACTTCGATCGGAGTTTACTTACCGATCGCTTTCGGGTCGGTCTTCGGAGTGTTGACCTTCTCGATCTGCTCAACGGTCTTCTTGTCAGGAAGTCCGCCGTGCATTGCGACGTAATCAGTCACGCTGTTGACACCCGACTTCTGGTCGTACTTTGCAGTTTTGCTCATGTTATTTCCTTGTGGTTATACGGTTAGGGACGTGGTTCTTCGTAGACGTACAGGTGAGGCTTGGTAGCCACTACCTTCCGAAGAGCCTTGATCTCATCAATATCTGACGTGTAGTGCTCGCCGAAGGCCGCCCGCGCCCCAGTGACGTTGTTGATAGCGACGTGGAAGACAACAACACGGTCTCCTCCAAGCTCCAAAGGCTGGTCCGCGCTCATCGTGCGGATGAAACGAACTTCCTCTGTAGCTGTAGCCTGGCGTTCCGACGGAGCGGAATCCATGGCTTTCGCCTTATCAACAGGTATCACTGGGGTCGGCATACTAAATCAGACTGATGAGAACAAGGTTAGGTCAAATTGATCTTCTGGAGCCCGTAGGCGTATCCAAACGCCTCGGCGAATTTCAGCTTCACCCCGTACTTGGCTCGGAACTGCTCCATGTAGGCGTCAGCGCCAGGGGTCTGAATGTTGGGCTCAAGGAACAGTGGCTCCATGACCTTCTGCACAATCAAGGCGAGATCCACCACGATCATCCAGTCGTTGTACACGCTAATCTCCTTGAACAGCGGGTGCATCGCCAAGCTCAACTCGCCAAAAGGCGTATTGATTGTGGTGATGTTCATTCCAAACACAGTCTCTTGGCCGGTGATACGGAAACCGTTGGTGGCGCTGTTTGAGAAGTTGCTGATTGCCGCGTAGGCCTTCGGACCGCAGAACGCCAACTTGGCGTCAGAGCCGAGGGTCAGGAACGATGCAAGCCACTCATTGAACGATGCCAGCGAAACGCCGGACGAAGTGTTGCCGTTTAGTTTCTGGGCCACGGTGCCGGAGCTAGAGTTATCCACAGCCTCGACAATGCCGCCAGTGTACCACACGCGGCCGTTGGTACCAGAAGCGTAGCCCCCTGAAGCCTTGCGGCCAAAGAAATACGCCAACTCAATGTCTCGGGCAACCCGCTCAAGAGCCTGAACACGACGCTCGCGGAGCGGGCCTTCGATATCAGTACGGAGCTTGCTGGCCTTGAACGCATTGGTCAGGTGAACCGCGCTGTTGAAGGTCTGGATGTAGTTGACCAAGGTGGACGGGGTCTCGTACACCGGGTTAATAGGGCTCGAACCTTCGTCCTTACCGAGGGTCACGATCACCAGGGTGTCGTTATTGGCCAGACCAGTAAGCGATGCCGTGGTGCCGCCAAAACCGCGGGTGACGGTAAGAGTGGTCTCAGTGGAACCCGTGGAGACCGCAGTGACTCGGAGCAACTCGCCAGTAGAAGTGCGGAGAATTGACCCCGCCTGGACAATGCCGTTGACCTGGTCGCCCGTAGAGGCCCCGTTATCGACGTCGATAGAGGTTGAACTCGAAGTATAGGCAGTGCTGGCATTGTCAATGAACACCTCACGGGTCACCGGATCACGCTCAAACCACTTGTACTCGGTAGTTTCAGCAGGCTCATTGCGGAGCTTGCTCATCAGGCCGAACAAGGACGTCCCTGCGTTCAGACCTCGGGAATTGCGGACCAGGATCGTATCCTGGAACTCACTTACCCACTCGTTTTGATCGGAAAGACCGATCTGTCCACCAAGGGACAATAGTCCGCTTACTGCTGGCATAATATTTTTTCCTTTTTGTTGTGTTAGAGCTGAAGTGTTGAAGCCACGCCTCAACAACTTAGTGGCTAAGGTCTACAGTACGATTTGTGTGTATAACAATACCCTAACTGGACTTTTGAATGTTTACCTATCAAATCAATTTATCAAAGATCCTGCCACTCCTCGTTGCCAATCTTTAGGCGCTCCTGAGACGTTTCCGGGACTATTAGAGGAGGGCGGTTTTGCGGCTGGCTTAGGGCTTGACGGTTTGACTGCAGGGATTGCTGCAGGCGCTGGAGCAACAGGCGCGGGGGGAGCCGCCTGCGATCTGGCCCAGTCCTTCCAGGATCCGGTAAAGTCCTTGTGCCATCGCTTAAAGTCAGCGTCGATGATCTTGTCTGCTTGGCGATTAATTTCCTCCAGGAACTGGTCACGGTCCATCTGAAGCACCGCCTGGGGATACTTCTCCACTAATTGCTCGGCAACGTATCTAGCAGTGGCAAGGTTTTCTCCGGAATACTCAGGGAACTTTGAGGTGAAAGCCATCTCAGTAGCGTGGCGCTCGAGCTGCTGGTTGTTATGAATCAGCGGGCTGACCTGCTGGGATAGCTGGCTCACCACAGGATTCAGTTCGGCGTAGATAGATTTCCGAGCCTCCAGGATTGAGCGGGCTGCCACTCCTTTTAGAAGCCCGTTGAGTGCCACAAGGCCTTCCTTGCCGCCTACCAAGATTTTTTCAAGCGCTTCCTCTGTCAATTGCACGTCAGGAATGCCCGCCGACAGTTGCGTAATGTACTCGGTCTCCATGGCCGCAACCTCCTCGGGGGTTTGCGATTTAACAGCCGGAGGAGCTTCCTGCGGGGCTGGAGCCGCTTCAGGACGTGCTGGCTGCTGCTTCTGATTAAGCAGGGCCGTCAGTTCTTCCACCGAATACTCTTTGTCTCCAATTTTGACCTTGGCCGCGGGAGGGGGCTCGGCAGGCTTAATGGGCTCGGCGGGTTTTGCCGGCGCTGAAGAAGCAACGGAGGCCGGGGGTTTTACCTCAGGCAAAGTTGCGGGTGGCGCGGCCTTTTTCCCTGGTTTGACAAAACGACCTGTGTCGTCTCGAGGCATTGTCTCTTTTGGGCCCTGAGCGGCTACTTTATCATTTTCTCGCTTTAAGGATTCCCGAGGACTTTCGTCCAGACCAAAAGCGTCCTTGGCCGATAGGGTCAATGGCGATAGTGCGCTCGAAGGCACTTGAGCCTCGGCTTGCTCGATGGTGGTAATGCCCGACTCCATTGGAGCCGTGGCTTCTACGTGTTCAATGGACATACAGATCAGTTACTGATTTTGAGTCGTGGGCATGGATCTCGCCCAGGAACGTCCTTGCCTCCCGGATGCCTGCTTGTATAGCCAGTACATCCGAGGAAGTAGCCGTCTCAAGTCGATTGCGTAACTCTTCAATCCTCAGGACTAAAAAGTTGTGCAATACCCGTTGGGGGCGACTTCCAGCAAATTCCTGACGAGCCCATTTTTGCTCATCTGGAGTAAGCTCTATCAGAAGGGGAAATGGGCTCAAGTGAAGCTATCAGATTGTCTGAGGACGGGGCTGTGTCGGAGCAATAGGCTCAATGGCAGGTGCTCCAATATCAGGAAGGGTCGGTAGTGCCGGTGCGGGGCCTGGAGGGGCCCCGGGCATTGCAGGAGGCCCGACTACAGGCGGTGCTCCGACCTGCGGCACCATTCCCGGCATGGCTACGCCGACTTGGCCGGCGACGGCACTCTGGAACGTGGTGGGGTCGTAGTAAAACCGCTCAAGGTCGTTGAGTCCCGAAGCTTTAGCACCGGCAACAATTAGCGCTCTCGGATCCAAATTCCCGGGGGCGGGCTGAAACACTTGAGGGAAAGCTGACGCAACTTGAAGCAGGCGAGAAATGCCCGCAACTTTCTTGGCGTCCCCAGTGGGAAGACTTCCGTCGTGAGCAATAAAATCAAACTCGCCTTGGATAGTGTCTCGAGAAATTTCTAAGACATTCACGCCCAGCAACTGGGTGGGCACAGAAAACGGGTCCGCCACATACCGGACTTTTTGAGAGTCCTCCAGGAACTGCTGGAACATAGTAACAAACTGTCGGGTCTGCGGGACAATCGCTTGCACACTAATGAGACGCGCCACACTAGACATGCGCCCCGCAGCCATCTGCTGCGTGCCGGCAAACTCGGTGGCCGTGCCGCCAGTGTCGGCTACCCCCTGCATGGAAGTATTTGCTCCGGTTACATTCTCAGAGTAGGCGACAAATGACCGCATCTCCTCGGTGAACCCTTCGGTCAAATCCTTGATTGGGATTTGCTGGATAACGTCTGAGATCTTTTGTCCGACGGCCGCCGGCTTCAGTGGGATTACCAACCCCTCTTTATCGGGGTTTAGGAAGTCTTCGAGATCAACGTAGTGCGGGTTGGCCACAAAAACATTGCCTACAGTGCGTTGGAGCGCTTCTTGATGGCGGTTTTTGAGGTAGTCAACGTGGTCCTGCAAACCCTTCAACATGAACGCCCATGACGGCCCGAACTGATAATGAGCCGTCGGCCGCCCCTCTGCGAACGTGTAGGGAAACATGCCGTGGTCGTACGTTGACTCGTTGACGGCCAGAATGGTGTCGCTGTTAGCCAGGATGAACTGAAAAACCGTTACGTCCTCTCCGTCGTGGATGCCCTGGTCAGCCGGCACCAACTTTACCCACATCTCAATGCATTCAATGGTGCCTGGATCGGCTTTGTTGGCTGTCTCAGCAACAAGAGGACCCGTAATGCGCTGCCGTTCATAGAAGCTGCGGGACATTGCCTGGTCAGGGCGAATGCCTGTGCTAGATCCTTGGCCGGTTAGTGACGGGGACAGGTTGCTGTTGGGACGATTCTTCTTACGCAACTCCTCTACGGCGTCCGGGCGAACGTATGCCGGGTGATCCACAGGCAACCTTGATCGCCGCAAAAGCTCGGTCCAACCTATTTTGAATCGATGGCCCATGAAGCGGCCCTCTTGGGCTTTCCACAGCGGTGCCGCGGGATCCGCCACCCAGTCGTAGGGCGAGACCAATTCCATCTTACAGCGGCCTCCAACGGTTTTTAACCGCCGTCGGGTGGACATGTATTTAATGGGGAGCCCCTCTTCTCCGACTTCACCTGGGATCTCAACCTCGACCTCAATTGACTCTGGCTTTTGAATCGGAGACCAAGAGTTGTAGAAAATTCCTCGATTGAAAGTCAGGACGTCCTGAACAAATAGTTGGCCCAACAAGTAGGTAGCTTGCTGTTCTGAATTCCAACGAAGCAGCGTGTTGAGATGCTCTGAAGGCACTTCATCTTCCGGTCCCCGGGGCTCGACCTTGTTGGGCGAACTGTCTCCGTAAAGCACTTGCGTGATGTACGTCGTCATCGTGGTCACCTGAGTGGCCGTCATGGGCATGACAAACCGTTTTGGATGGCCTTTTTCAAGCTTCTCGTAGTCCGCTTTGGACAACGGCGCGTAACACATCATTAGGTCGTGCGCGGAGTCCCACTCAGGAGACCAGTACTCTACGTTTCTGAACCCAAGCTCCGCGTACTCCTTAACGAGCTTGGTTAGCTTGTCGCGGTACTGCTTGTCCTTCAGCTTTACTTCAAGGGCCCTGTCCATAATTACATGCCCGGCTTGCGGGACTTAATCGGAGGAATAATTTTGACCGCAGGGCCTTTGGACCCGTCAGGGTTTTTCATGTGCAGCAGGACGGAACCGTCGTCCTGGGTCACCGCCTCATACTGACGTCCTGAAGGGTCCGTCATACCGACGTTAGGGAATCCCATCGGTCCCATTCCTCCACCCATGCTGGGCGGGGCCCCCATAGATGGCGCGGCTGCCGACGCCAACGGATCTGAGGGCTCTCCAGACCCAAGAAGCCCTCCCGGCATGGAGAGCCCTGGGGCGGCATTGGCTCCAAGATAATTCAGCATGGCCATAAAGTCAGTGTGTTAATCGAACTCAAGAGACCGCGCATCCATTTTGGGTGCGGGCTTTTTTTTCATTAATTTACTGCGATCATACCCCAAAGCAGAAATTTCTTTTAAGTCGGGCTGGGGCTCCTCTTCCATGGGCGGAAGCATGCTGCTGTCCTCAGTGTCGCTCTCGGACTCGCCGCCAACCTCAAAAGTCTGAGACCCTGAGTCGGCCATGTCGCCCGCAGTCAGCGTCACAGTGTACGTTTTACCCGCCTCACACGGCATGTCGCCAAAGAGCGCTGTTCGCTGATCTTCACTAAGATCGATCGTTTTGGTGCTCTGTTCAGGCATTCCTTCGTTTTCCGCTATTTGTAGTGGGTCCATTGGATTGTTTTCCTGTGACGTAAGGGTGTGCATGGTTTTGATCTCTCGTCAACGCCATCGACGCGCTCTATTTGGTTTTGACACAAACCCTAGTTTTCCTACAGGACCTTTTTCATCTTCTCCAACTTTCATCAATCGAAGCACATTGACTTTGGCGTACCGGGCCGCATCCGCAATGTGATCGTAATTGCCCCCTTTTGGACCTTTAAGCGGTTCATCTCCGCCGTACCCTGGTTCACCAACTCCAGGGTATCGATACCCGCCGATTGAAGCCGCGTACAATATCGGGCAATTTTTTGAGTCAATCCTGTAGACCATGCGCTGTTGGGTGTCTCGCCCCTCTAGGAGGCGATTGTAGAGGGCGATGGACTCTTGAAGGCCTACACGACGGAATCCTGGATAGAACCCGTAGGACGCCAATACAGCGAGGCTCTGGCCCGTGTCTCGGCGCTGGGCTCCTGCAGGGTCGCAGTAATGGAGCACGCCGGCACAAAAAGCTCGATCAGTGTGCCAGGGGAACACTTCATTCAAGATTTTCTGGACCTGGCGGCATTGCTCCTCAGTGTCGGTGGCTTCCTTGAAGTACTCGTAGATGTCCCAGAAATACTCTTGGCCATTCTCTTCCCAATACGCCGAAAACACGCACGCATTGGCTGACGCGCCGAAATCCCATCCCACTGCTAGGTACGCCGCTTTTGGGAACGGCAAGTCTTTGTACACGTGCTCTTGCGAAAAAGACCAGAATACCGGGGTCCCATCAAATGCCTCTGCGTATTGCCCCAAAAGCATCCGCTTGTACATCGGAGGATTTTTGGAGTACTGGCGCGTTAAATCCTCAATGTAATTGGGAGGAAGATTGCTCCGGTTCTCTTCTGTCTCAATGTGCCAAAATCGAATGATGTTGTCGTCGTTGTAGGTTTTTGACTCTTCCTCCCATTTGGCAATCCAATGGCGCGGGGAAGGGGGGTTTGTGTCTAGGATTAACCCCTGCTCTCGGAGAAACCCTCGGTCGTCACAATCCTCCGGATCTGAGCCCTTCCAACGAAGGCATGCCATCGCCAAATCCACGTCTTCGCGATCAAACTGATCCGCCTCTACCAGGACAATCAGCGAGGCCTCAAAACCGCGGAACCGTGTCGCTCGGTGCGACGATGTCGGTACGCCCGAGAACAGCAGCCAGGAACAGTACTTGGTGCCTACGGTATCCATCCAACGCTCGATCTCCGCCTTGGTCGCCTGGGGCTTGTGCCGCATGAACGCATTGTACAGCTCTACAGCCTTGCGTGACGGAATGCGGAATTGCCGGCCACCCTCAATTTTCTTGAACAGACTTTGGCCGCTGTCAACGAACGCCGTGCCTGAGTTACCCAGAACCAGTTCAAACGTCTCCAGAGTAGTGTCCTGGTTTGCTTGGGCGGTCTTGCGGAGGATGTAGACGCGAGCGCCAGCATAGCGCCAGCAATGCTTCAAAATGACTTCTACGGCCACTCCTGTGGTTTTCCCGGATCCGCGGCCGCCTATAAGGACGCGGGTCCGAGACTTGGACGAATGGAACTCGGATATGCTCTCCCCTGGGCGGTACCAATCCGCAGGCGTTTGTTGGGTGTCGCTCACGGCAAAAAAAATGCCCCTCCTATTACCCGGCCTTTTTCACCGAGGCGGTACCATGCAACATGCAGTTGAAAAACTGCGTCACCCGCCGGAGAGGCCCAAGAGATGTATCGTGAGACACGTTGCATTCAAGAGCGTTCGCATATTAACGCATAGATGCTCTGAGTTATGGGGTCTTTTGATAGCGCAAGAGTCTGTTTGAGGGCTCGGGTCATCTTGTCCGCCCAAGTAGATATTAGAAAATGAGCGTGAACAGTAAAGATAGGCCACCCACGATGATACAACCCGTACCCGACACGTATCTTTAAGTTCTCGAGAGCATCCTCTACCGTAGTAATTCTTTGAACGGTGTGGGGCACCCGCGTGTACATGAAATTGTGTCCTGGATGGAACACGTAGACGTCTCCAAAGAGGGGGATAAGATTCAGGCCCGATTGATCGGTGAATCCTCCATGAGCCCGAGACTCGGACCCAAACCACCTCCAGGACCGCAGGAATTCTCGCCGCCACCAGTTAATGATGTGTGTCGCGTCTTTAGTGGCGTACAGGTACCCGCCACTAAAGTATCCAAATTTTTCCGTCCCCCAATCGCTCTGGGAGGTTGTCCGACAACTTCGCGAGAGCTCTGGTGCCAGCCCTATTGGCGTTTCTATCACGTCCATGAACCGTTGAAGAACGAGCATGTCGGCATCCAGATACAGAGTTGTGCCATGGCGCTTTGCGGCCTCGGTGATGACATCCATCTTACCAAGGAACGGCCCTAGGTTAAGCGAACAATTTGGATAGACGGTCTCGGAATCCTTGAAATGCGCTGAGTATGCCCCCGGATCTCCAAGCATTGTCTCTACGCCAGCCACGCCCCAACTAGACACTTTTGATGCCCCAAAATCGTCTGTCAGCACCAGTACTGGTTGATGATTCCCCGAGAGCCGAAGGCTCTTAACCATGAGTTCCGCCTCAGGCAAAGATTGCCCCAGGGCGACAGTGCAAAAACTGGCAATAGTGGTGCGGCTCTCTGGAAAATTACGTCCTATGTACTCCTGGCTATTGTGCAGCATCTGCGTGGATCTTTGAGGACTTCCGGTAAAACTGGTGTTTCGTCGGTGGTACGTGTGCCCGGGATCTCCCCCATGATAGCAAATAGGCTCGCCGCTCAACGTCAGCCGGTGGTTCGTCACCATGTCCCCATGCACGTTCTCCGGTGTCACTACAAAGTACTCTCCGTTTTTGGGGATTAGATCCCGGTGGAGTAAAGTCGTGCAGGGTGAAAACATTTTGGTGTGCAACGACCAGTCGCCGGAAATGCGGTTTGAGGCTTCTCCCTCAGGATAGAGAGTCCAGTCGCTGATTCCGGCTTTTTGTCCCTCTGCTTCCATGTTTTCGAGGAGGGTCCGAAACCGTCCTGGGAGCATCTCGTCGTCGTCATCCATACACGCCAGCCAGGGGTATTTGTACAAAAAAGGGCGTGCCAACTTTACTGCCCGATTCTTTGCCTCTCCGACCGACGGAGCTTTTGGAAGACCCACAATGATCCGCTCCTCCGCCCGCATGGGAAAGTTCCGGGCGATCTTGACGGTATCATCAGTGCTGGCGTCGTCGGCCATCACTAATACGTAGGGGCGGCCCTTTAGCGCGTTGTCGATCGAGGCAAGGGCTCTTTCGATGTACTTGGCCGAGTTGTGACTGGCCATTGAGACTACGACTCCGGAGGGCATTAATAAAAATCCCACCCTGCATTTCTACAAGGTGGGAGAAGTTGAGTTAAATGGCGCTAGATTTACTTGGCGTTCTCGAGCGCGGCCACATCAACGGCCGGCTCCCTGGAAAGTTCGGTCAACCGATCGTACGCCAGAACCGCCCCACGGGACGCCATCAGGTTGCCCTGGGCCTGCTGAAGCTGGTTGGTCAAGTTGTTGATCATCTGCTCAAGCTGCTGGATGTTCGCTTGAACCTGAGCCTTCTCTTTTTCAACGGTCTGAAAATCAATAGTCATCGCGGGATAGATGTAGCCGGGCTGCGGGTGAATTCAAGCGGAGGTCACAGATTATTTTGCGGCAGCAAAGTCAGCCCAAGCTTGGCGGCGATCTGCTCGTAGATGTAGTTGTCGTCGTTGCCCCAGTTGGCGTAGTCGTCGCCTGACAGGGTGATGCTGCCTGTCATCAGGGGAGAGCCCCACATCGGTGGCATCATGTGCCCATCAGGCACGGTCTGCACCTCGGTAATATTCCGCACCTCGTACTGAGCGGTGCAGTTCTGGAATAGCTGCACGTTCGCGTAGCTAATGCAGATGGCGTTGGCGGTCTTGTCCAGCACGGGGGCTGGTTCGATCTTGCGGTAGTTGTTTTGCATAGGGTCAGTCTTTCAGGATATCAGGGACAAAAGCTTTGAGCGCCTCTGGAGTTGAGTGTTGCGACAGGTCCATCAGGGTGACGTCTCGCAGCCCTTTCTTTTGAGCTGCAATGGAAGCTACCAAAGCGGTGTCTCCCGATTCAAGAGCGCGAATGAATTCCACGTCCAACTTCTCCAGCCGAGGCTTTCGGAGAACGCGGAAATGCTCCCGCTTCAACTCATCCGCAGCGGGTTTGTGCCACACAACTTTGCCATCCCTCAAGCGCCACGACTCAAAGAAAATCTTTATACCCTCTAGCGAGGAGTAGTCAACGATGTGAGACGGCCGCACGGAGCCGTCAGGTAGCAGTGGGACGTCTTTGTTCTGGACGGCTGCCGCAATCTCGGCCTCTTGCTCCGCTGTGGTGCCGTGTGGGTAGTAGGGGCTTACTATGCTCACCCACCCGTTGTCGTTTTCAAAAATAATGACTCTCATAATTTTATCGATAAAATACGGCTCTAACTGCTACGGAATCATACACCTGAGCGCCATGAATAAACTCAGTTGCCAGACGACAGCTTCCAGCTTGTTGGGCGGTACTACGTCTGGGAACAGCTAAGATCATTGCATATATGTCTTGGTCATCATAACCATAGGTCGCTGTCCCAGAAACCACATAATTAGCATCCACCATAGCAGTGGAAAAATTAACCGTACAAACTCCAGTCCCATTGTCAGTCACACTGCTGACATTATAACTAGCATTGATTGTATTGTTATTCATATTGTAATGAACCCAAGCTTTTGCTATATTTGTCGCAACTGGAGCAGAAGAGAATGTTTTAACTCCAGATATGTATTGATTAGTGGAAAGGTAAACTCCATCGGTAACCGACGCCGCATTACCAGTACAAGAACCAGAGCTGCCGCTGATTGAGCTCCCCGAAGTAATATACCCACTGTCGTTGCTGAAGCTGGACACGGCAGTAGGTCTGCCACTCACGTTTGTCCATGCCACAGAACTTGCTGATGCAGCATTACCAGTGCAGGAACCAGAAGTAGCTACTGTTTGTGATGCAATGTTGCCACTATGGATTATTTCTCTCCATGCGCTAAATCCGCCTCCCCAAACATCTCTTAACCACCAGCGGTTGGTTGCCGCTCCGTTGACCATCTGCCAACCGTATCTGCTTGATCCGTTTGTATAGTGAACAGCTTGGACCCCGACATGATGCGATGTGTCGCCAGGATTGTTTGCGGGACTACTCCAAGAATCAGTGAAGCCTGACCCCCAATCGAACACCGAGTTCCAATCCGTCGCTCCCCAACCCATTGACCCCGTCCAGTAGTTTGTATCCCCAGTGATATTTGGCCTTGAATTGCCGTACTTTCCAGTCAGTCCAAGATGAGCTTTCGCCGTGTCTCTCGGGGCGAACTTGATGTTCGCGTCGTTTGACATGAACACCCGGTCTGGTAGCGCGTTACCGATGCTGGTGGTGTATTGACTGCCAACCATCCCCGCCAACGTGGCCATGCTGATTTCCACCGGAGCCTGAGCTGCCGACGCGCTGCTGTTTCCAAGCACTGTGTAGGCCGTGACGTTCTGGATCTTCGCGTAGGTGACAACCGAGTTAGCGAGCTTGGCGGTAGTTGAGACTACGCCATCTGCAATAGCATTTGCTGAACCAGCAGTGAGACTTGACGCAGTACCCGTGAGGTTTGAGCCGGGGCCTGAGAAGTTTGTGGCCGTGATAGTTCCTGTAGCGTTTAATGAACCACTCGCTAAAAATTGGAACTGAGCTAGCGCTGCTGTTGCGTTTCCAAAGTTAAGCCCAATTACATCATTGCCACTTATGCCTCCAGCTCCTTGATAGTAGTTAATCCCGTATCCATCTGCGTTTCCGAAAGTCCATATACGGTTACGACCCGCAGCGTAGGTGGCTGTCTGGAATCCTCCGCTAGCAGAGGAGACGACTCCAGAGAACGTCGAGTATCCGCCGTAGTTACCAGCGTGGAGCGCGACATTACCTCCAACATACAGCGTGTTGATTACTCTTACATTGCTGTCGCCATTTCCAACTGAGAAAATTTCTGATCCCGTGAAAGGGGAATTATTAAAAAATCTAGTGCCACCATACGTTGGAGATGCTCCAATTTCTATTCCCGTATGCCAAGCAATAACTAATCTAGTATGCGTACTAATGCCGTTAGAATAGTAACGAGGGTATATTAGATAATATGGATTATTATCACTTCTTTCTCCCCAAGTTATCCCATTCCCAGTGGCGCTTGAAGGATCTGAGTTTGTGTCTGCTAGATTTATATGTCTTGTTGTACCAGAACCGGAACCAGATCTAAATAAAAATGCATCACCACTATCATGGAATCTGCTCGATAATACTTTAGTTGAAAAAGATGCCGTCGTTCCGGTTAAGTCTCCTGTGAACCTACCAGTTCCACTTACATCTAGTTTATAAACGGGGCCAGTTGTGCCTATACCAACATTTCCCACGCTATCAATTGTCATGTGCGCTACACCAGCATTAGTAGAGCTAAATTGTAATTTATTCGTAGAATTTTGATGACCTATAAATCCTCCAGCCGTTCCGTTATCTTGGAATAAGATATAAGCTCCGCTTCCTGCTGCTGGATTATTGAGTATAAGTTGAGGGTAAGCTCCAGATACGTGCAACTTAGCCGAGGGGCTTGTTGTACCTATACCAACTCTTGATGCATAAGTATTAGCTGCTCCAAAAATAGATAGCAAAACATTACCATTACTATCTCTAAACTTAAACCCTTCATTAGCATGACCATTCAAGACCATGTAAAAACTTTCTTGCATTATATATTTATTCAGATCTGCATTATCTGATGTCTTAAATATAAGTTTTCCAGTAGTTCCAGATGTTCCTGATTCTAGGTAAGTGTCTGCTGCCGCAGAATTATAGACATGCAATTTACCACTAGGGCTTACTGTACCTATACCAATATTACCAGTGACCAACAAGTTATTAACTACTCTAACATTGCTATCGCCATTTCCAACTGAGAAAATTTCTGTTCCTGATCCAACAAAATTATTATAAAACCTTATCCCACCATAACCATAGTATG